AAGTCTCCATCTTGCTTAGTCAACAAGCCAGTAGTTAAAACAACTGGTTTAGTGTTCCTTTTAAGGATACTTATGAATATACCAATCATTACTTGTACGCAATTACACTACCTGAAGAGATAGCAAAACCAGTGATTAGTCCTCCAGGGATAAATGCCCCCTGAACAAAAGTTACACCACTCATACCATTGTTAGACAACTCAGAAGCACCATTGACAAGAAATTCTGTGAATACAGTATCTTCTTGTACTACTAGTGCATTGTAGCGTACGTTTGATACAGTACCTGTTCCATATCTTACAAAGCCTCCAGCTCCTGCCATCAGACCTGTACTTGAAGCAATCTGTCTTAGACGCTTGGATTGCTCTTTAAGCAAATCATTATTTTCCATAATTATATATTTTAAAAGTTAAATTATCGTAGCAGTACCTAAGTACTCGGCTTATTAGCCCGTAGTACAAATTTAGTTTAATAAAAAATAAAGTCAAGAGATTGGGAAGATTACCTCCTCCCAGTCTCTGAATATATATCTGTTAAACTAGACTGTCTTTCTCCTGACTCTTCTCTTTGTTTCTGAAGGTCACTAACTTTATCCATAAGATTTCTTTTAGTGTCTGGATCATCTATGTAATCATATTGCCTTTCTATAGATTTAATTTGTTTGTCTATAGAGTTAATAGATCTTTTTTCTGACTTTAAATCTGCATCTAGACTACTTACGTACCACTTAGGGTTATACCTCTCATATTTTCTAAATAAGTATTCAGGATTTAAGAAGAAATTGATAGAAGCGTTTAGTCCAAATAGCTTTTGTATTCTTGCTGAGATCTCTGTATCTCCTTTAAGGGTTGGATCTGGTGGATATCTCTTTGGGTTAGAAATCTTGCCACTCTTACTACGAGGTACATACTCGTCAAAAGGACTCACATCATCAAATGGATTAACCATTTCCATAGTTAACTTAAGTGCATCTGTAGCTCCTGCAAAAGGAAGAAGAACGTTTCTATTCAAATAATATTGAGCAAAGTTCTGTCCGTCTACGTTGTTTTCAAATCGAGAGTGATAGATAGACAAAGGACTGAATACAGGGTTCAAACTGTTTAATTCGTCTTCAATCAACAACAAGTTGTAAAGGAAGAAATAAACAATGTACATATCTTCTTCGTCCTCATCATCATATCTTATGCTATTAAGAACAGCAGACACTCCCATAATCACAGCCAGTACTAACATGTCTATTGCTGCACCTTCTACCTCTGCTCTCTCTTGGGGAGTCATTAGGTTTTTAGTTGCAGGAAGAGAAAAGTTTGTTTGATAAAGAAGTTTAATTGCCTGTATAGCAGTAGTATAAAATCCCTGAAACTCTTCTCCTGATCTAGGATTAATGCTTCTAGTTGTTTTAAATCTTCTCATACCCTGATAAGCAACCCATCCCTTCATATTACCAATAATACGACCTAAGGTATATCTTGAGTACTCCCCTCTATCTAAAGCTCCGTAAGCACCTTGTATAGCTGCGTTAATAAAGTTAAGTTTTCCTCTGTAGTATTGTTCTATTTTCTCAAAACCTTCTTTATCAATAATACTTTCTTTAGGAACAAGTACTCCGTCCTTAAAGTCGTAAGCCTCAAACAATGGTACTCCATTAGGTTTATCTGTAAGAGGAATAAGAAATTTTTCAGAAAGAGCTTCAGCTACTGCACTCCTCATTTCAAATTCTCCAAATGTTCTAAAGAACGCAAGAAAGTTAAAAGGATTGTACTTACGGTATTTGCCTAGCTTAGATATAAATACTTTTCTGCCTGTTTCTGAAAGTTGATCGTCAGGCATTACGTTAAAGTAGCGCATCTTTGAGATATACTCAGAGTCCCTACCATCCTCTACTTCTGACTGAAACAAGTCTGCTATGTGTACAGAGTTTTTACCCATAGCTTTAAAGATTTCCTTACGACTTAAACCATACATTTCTGCTTGAATAAATACGTTAGCAGAACCTGCCATAAAGTTTTTTACACTTGAAGGAAGTCGGAAAGCCAAAGTAATAGGTGAGTTAGCTGCTAAAGCTGTGTCTACTACTTTCTCTACAAGTCTTCCTGCTTTATTATTAACTATAAACTTACGACTCTTACCCTGTAATTTACGTTCAAACAAGTTGCTAATCATTTTTTCAATCTTACTTCCAGGCATAGACTTATTTAATACGTCTTGAATACCGTAGATGTAAGGAACTACTGCATAAGCTTCTTTGAATCTAATAAGATCTGCTCCATACATAGCAATGCTATTGAATATGTTTAAGCTCATCTTATCTGCAGGGATAGGTCTGTTATACTTTAAGTAAAGTCTTTTATTTACCTTTTGCATAACTGTTCCAGCAGTATCTCTTTGTACCTCTTCGTCATCTTCAAAGGTTGCTTTGTCCCAGATAGATTGTGCTGTAGAAGATATCTTAGATTTAAGTGTACCTAAGTTTGTCCCTTTAAGAGATCTTTCAGTAGCATCCATTACTACACTAGGTAACTCTAATCCTTTTTTAAGATTCATAGGAGTACCACTCTGTAGTTCTAAGTAGATATCAGTTACCTTCTTTAAGATTTCTTTTTCTTTAGTATCTAGTTTGTCGTACTCCTTATTCCTATATTCTGTTTTATCTGTACGCAAGGGAACACGCTTACTGTATCTTACATTTTTAATTTCTGGTCTTACATAGATAGGATTAACTGCAATTGTATTCCATCTAAAAGAAGGAGAAGTTTCGCTAATTAAAGTCTTATCAGTAGGTTCAGTAGCAGTCCAGAAGTACAAAGGCTCATCAGTATTTGTCCAAATAGAGTTTACCGAGTCCCATACACTTACTTTCTTGTGGTTTTGTTTGTACCATTCTGTCTTTCTAAGTTCTTTCTCGGCATCAAGTTTAAGAAGTGAGTCGTCTGATTGATCTTGGTATCTTGTAGAGTCTTTTGCTATAAGACTTGTTTTAACAGCGTTTAAGCGACTTGTATATTCTTTTATGTAGTCTGGAGTATAAACCTTCTCTTGAATGTCTGAGAAGCTCGCAAACAACCCAGTAAGAGCGTCTTGATCTTCCTTAGACATCTTGTTCTCTTTCTTGTAGACTGTTTTAATATCTTCAATCTCTTCCTCCAAGCTTCTTACGATAGCAGAGATGTTAGAAGGGGTTCCGTCTTCGTTAGGAGAAGAAATCTTAGAGCCTTCATAAAAGTTATCACTATTTTTATAGCCTTTAAGTACGTCAAACAATTCTCCCCATACCACATCCATCTTACGTACACCGTCAGGGAGAGGGTATCTACCCTGAATAGCAGCAATAGAATCAGTTATTTGCTTTCTATTTTTGTAGAATTCTGGACTAATCTTCCTAACACAGTTGTTAGCTTTCCAAAGTTCAAACTGTTTTCTATAATACTCTGCAGTTTGTTTTTTATAATCTAGAGTTTCTGGATCTGCCTTCTCAGACAAAGACTGCTCGTAGTCTGATACAGCTTTATCGTAAGCATTCTTCTTAGCCGTAAGTTGGTTATCGAAGAGTTCCTGATTTTCTTTAGTGATATTGTAAGTGTAGAGTTGAGCAGCAGTTCTACTCTTCTTCCACTCTCTTATATTAGCTGCGATTCTTAAACCTTCTTCGTCTTTTAAGTTTTTGTTTTTATCGTAATCAGACTCCAAACGATCCAAGTCTTCTTTAAGATCTTCTAGTTTATCTAACTGTTCTTCAGAGTTCTCTTCATTCAAACTACCTACTTGAATCTTATCCATCTCTTGAAGTATTAAGTCTCTAGCTTCTCTTGCTTCTGAGCTTAACATATTCTGGATTTGGTAATAAACTTCTTGGTAAGGCTGTTCTTCGTACTGTTGTTTAAAGTTTCTTATCTGCGCTTCCTTAGCCTTAATAAGATCTTTTACCTGAGAGTCTTGTACTTTAGTTTGTTTGAGATCTCTTAATTCTTGTTTTAGTTTAATCAAGTCGTTGTTGTAGCGAACCTCATCCATCTCACTAAGTAGGACTAGAGTGTCTCTCTTAGAAATCTTACCACTCTTCATTTCAACTACTTCAGTCTTTTTAAGAAATCTTCCAAAGACATTCTCAAAATCAAAAGAAGTGTTTACTCCTACACCCTTACTCTTCAAGTGGTTTTGTAGTTCATCAGCTAATCTCTTAAGTTTAACCTCCATAGACTGTGCCTTAACATTAGCAGAGTCAAATTGGTTAGCAATCATACCACCTACTGTACCAGTAATTACGTTTCCTGAGAGACCTGCTGACTCTAAGAATAAAGAGAAGTTACCTATGTCTTTAATCTGTCCCTTAAGAGCAGTAATGATATTAGACTTTGTAGCAAGACTCTGTAATCGAGCTTCTTCGTTCTTAATCCTGTCTTCAGTAAGTTTTATAAGTTTAGCGTTACCCAAACTTTGTGCACTCGCTAAGCTAACTTTAAATCTCTCAATGTTTTCTAGAATACGTTTCTGAGCATCTTTAGTTTGTGGAGCAAACTCATCTGCTAATTTAATAGCCAAGGCTTCAGTTGCATTATTCAAATAAGCCTCCTTCAGGGAGTCTGCAGTACTTTTTATATTAAGAAGTTGAGTTCCTAAAATAGTGTCTATACCTATGTTACCCATTACTTCTCTGTACTTCTCTACAAAGTTTATGTATTGCTCTCCTAGTTCCTTAGCATGATAAGCCTGTCTAAATACTTGGTCAGCTGTTATGTTAGGATCTGCAGCTAACTTATCTAGAGAGTTACGTATACTTCTTAGATACTTAGCAGTTTCGTGGAAGAATGTAACCATAGATTTAAAAGACTCTTTTGCTTCAGCAGGAGATATCTCTACGAAAGTATCTTTTGTTCTTAGTACACTGTTTACGTTTACTCCTAGGAACTCTGCTTGATCTATAATTTTAGACCAGTTAAGCAAATTATCTTCTGCTAGTAATCTATCTAGGTTAGCTGAGAATTCAGATAAAAGTTCAGAGTTATTCTCAGTAAACTTATCTATCTCAAGCATTTGATTGAAGCTTAGAGGAGACTCAAACTTCGAAGTGCTGGTATAAGTAAGAGACGTATTGATTTCTTGGGCGTATAGAATATCGTTAAAGATATCTTCTAGTATTTGCTCTATGTTCTCTATACTGTTTACGTTACTATTTAATAGAAGTTTGCCTGTAAAGAATTTCCAGATAGCATCAATTGTTTTTAAAAACCAATTACTGTCGTTAGATTCTAGTAAGTCCCTAAACTCGGGATTAGTGAAGAACTCAGACACGAACTCGTGTAAATCTTGTAGACCGTAATATTCATTTGTAAACTTTTCGCTAGAATATTTCTGTCTATAATAGGCTAATACTGGCTTTAAGGCATTGACTAGTTTCTTGTCTATCTCGCTAATAGGATTGTCGATAGCAGAAGAGAGTACAGAGTGTAGTACTTCGTGTAGGATGAGTCTCCTAGCACTAGCCATATCCCCATTCTTAAGTCCAAATACGTTTAATTTTATATTATTAAACTCTCTATTGTATTGTCCTGCGGGAATCTTTTCTACTTGAAGAATGTCTGAGCCTGTAAAGAAGTCAAAAGTAATAGTCGGAACTAAGTCCATCATAGGAAGTAGTTTCTTAATCAAGTACTTTTCATGTGCAGGTGTCTGAGGATCATTTAGCATTTTAGCCATTGTATCATAGATATCAGGCTCTGAGAAATCTATATAAGGTTTTAAGAAATCAAGTCTTGTTTCTTTTCCAATAGATACGTTCTTGCTGAATATCTCTGTCTCAATGAAGCTAAATAAATACTCACGGTTAAGTGGGGTAGCAGGAACAGGATATACTTTATACATCCTTTGGAGTAATGGTGCTTCAGGATTAACTATTTCTATTTTAAGAGAAGCTTCTCCTCCTTTCTTAACATAGTTTCCTAACTCCATTAACAGTTTTAAGTTAATAGGAGCGTCTACTCTTACCTGTACATCCTCAAACAAGTCTTGAGCAGCTCTCATATAACTAACCTGTGAAGGTTTAAGTACAGAGTCTAGTCCTAAATTAGCTACAAGATTGTCTGAATCTATTTCTATAAAGTTTCCAAAGCGTGCTTCAGGTCTGTTAATAGGTTTAGGCCAGGCATTGTACCCATCCTTCTTAGAATAGGTACTGCCTCTTTTGACTAAGTTTATCGACTCTTCAGTGCTATACCCCATCTGAGAAAGAGTGTAGGCGAGTACTGAAGTTTGATTCATCCCAGTTACGGGATTAGGATATTTTATTACACAACCGTTTGGCATCTTTGTTTACTTTTTTTATTTTAATTAATACAAATATAAGTGTATTATCAATCTACGATACACTTAGTCACTTCAAAATCAAATCCTTCTAGGTTATTGTCTCTTAACTCAGCCCTTACTTCCATCAGGATTCTAGGAAATTCTTTAGCCCACTTACTTTTATCTTGTGTGTGAGTAAGGGTGGCATTACCTGTGGCAATAAGTTTAGCAAGAGCATCTGGATTTTGTTCAAAAGACTTTTTAATTAAATCTTTCATTACTACAGAAGAGTTTGAATCCCATGCTTCTGTATCCAATCCTTTAATTTTTTGACCTAATGCTTTTGCTTGTGCTCCAGATGATTTTTGAAACTGTGGTAACAAATCATAATTTTTTAGATCGGCACTATACAAAATCTTAGTAGCCTGGAATGCCCCCTCTACCGTATTAAAAGTTAACGTTTCCGAGTCCATACCTAGTGGTGAAAGATCCCAAGTTTCAGAAAAAGGCCTTACTGCAAAATTACTTAACTCAGCATTCTCTCCTTTACCTCCTGCATAGATGTTTATCTTATTACTTGCAGGACTAACATTAGTAGATACAGAAGTTGCAGGAGTTTTAGCAGGAACAGTTTTGCCTTTAGCTATTAGTCTCCTAGTTATTAATTGTTCTTCGTCTAGTTCATCCATAGAAGGAACATCATTGTCAGACTGCTGAGCATAAAGTTTTGCCTCGTCCAAGTCATCTTGGTTTGTTACTCTTGAGTTTTTCTTCTCAGTAGTAACAGCCTTTGCTTCCTCTTCTTTGAAGTTAGGAAAGGCTTTCATATAAGCAGTAGGAATGAAATCGTTATCCTTAGAAGGCCAATAAAGATTAGCATGCATAGAGGTAGTACTTTCAAGCAAACTCATAAATGCCATAGCGTCCTCACTGTCTTTTTCTGTCATCTCTTCTACTGGCTTACTTAAGCCTATCTTAATTTTCTTAAGGGCAATAGACAACTCTATCATTAAGTCGCTCTTTGCCTCTAAAGGAATAAAGTTTTGGATTGAGCGATACTTAATATTAAAACCTTGAGATACAAGTACACCATTAGCTAAGTCCCTAAAGAACTTAGATACTTCTGGATTAGGATGATTCAAACCATCAGAGAAAGCTTTTTGAGCAGCATTAACTGTATCTACGTCCTTTTCATTTGTAATCATACCAGGATAGAAGTAGTTACTATCAGGTATACTTATAGGACTAAAGTTGTTTAAGATTAAGTTATTCTCAGCAAATCTCTTAAGAGCCTTGTCTTCTGTACTTGAGAACAGTTTATCGAATCTAGTTCTTAAGTTATTAGCAGACTTTAAATCAAATAAACCAGAACTAATACCATAACTATCTTGAAAAGACTTAAGGCTTGGCATATTCTGAATAAAAGACAACATAAAAGAGTTAACCAATTGATTGTAGTTGGTAACAGACTCATCTCTACCCCAGTATTTACCGTAAGATTCTTTAACGTTGTACAGGTGTTCTTTGATCTCTTCTAGAGAGAAGAAGTCCCAAACTTGGTCGATAAGTTTTTCGGTGTCCTCAAGGATGTTAAAAGGAGCTACTACACTTGATTCTAGTATTCTGTTAAACCCTTCAGCTGCAAAGTTAGGAGCAGCTACTTTAATGTTTTGAGTAGTTGCATAAAACTCTGTATTGATACGGTATGAAGAAGTGTTAAAGTCAATATTACTAGTTAACTCTAACAAGATTTTATTCTGTTCTTTAACAACATAATACTGAGCAGCAAATGCTAACTGAGCTTCTAGTGCAGATTGACCTTCAGGAGTATTTCTATTTGCTTTAATTTTATCATAAGCAAATCTTCTTACGTAAGGATTAGGAGCAAAGTTTTCTTTGTTAAAGTTTTTTGCAGACAATGCCTTATTGATAGAAGGCATGCTAAGTACTTTTTCTACAGTAGCAGCCTCGTCTACTATACCATCTACAGTTACTGGAGTAATGTCTAAGTAATTCATTGCAGGGGTAATATAGTCTTTAAATAAACTTGCTGACTTTTGACCCAATGCTTTTCCTACTTTAGTAATCTTACTAGATCTAATATAGTGTTGAATGATAGGTTGGTTTACTAGTAAGATAGCGTCCTTTACAGGAGTACCGTTAAGTACCATTTGAAGAATTAAAGGAGTACGTTCTCTATCAGCGTTAAAGAAGTTAATCCAATCTTCCTTCTCGATATCTACGTGACCATTAATAAACTCGTTGATTACATCAGAGATTAAGTTAACTCCATCAGCATCGTAAAGACCCCCTAACTCAATCTCACCTGTGTTAGGATTCTTGTTTGACTTAAGTAGGTAGAAAGAGTTAATGTCTATATTCTGTGGATTAGAAGCAAATCTCAAACCTACTTGTTGGAACAATTTATGTAAAGCGTTTGTCTTTGCATCTACACCTAAAGACTTCTTACCCAAGTTGTTTTCTGTAAAGATTCTTATTGAAGTCTCAATCAAGAACATTGCACTAGAGTCAATCTTACTATCTCTGCCCTTCAGTGCTTGATACTCTCTAGCAATCTCAGGAAGAATCTTATTAACGTTGGGTTTTGTAAACTCTGAGTAAATAGAAGCTTCAGACAATACACCAGATATTACCGAGATCATATTGTTAGAAGCTGAACCCTTTATCAGTTTCTCTGAAATGTTTTCCATCTCAGAAAGAACTTCTTTGTACTGTGCTAAGTTTTCTAGAAACTGAACAACATTAGGATCTTGGTTACGTAAAGTTTTAAATCTTTCAATAGCAATACCTAACTTCATGTTCAAAGGACCTATGTTCTCTTTGAAGTAAGCTATGTCGTCTTCTTCTCCAGAAGTCTTAATACCTTTTAAGTCAGAGATCATTTTCTTAATAGAATCAATCTCTTGAGATACTAAGCCTGCTTCTCTAAAGCTTTCTGAATCAAACAAGTTATCTAGAAAAAGTGCCTTACCTTTTAAGTAAACGTTTTTGTCTAGGATGTTTTCAATAATCTTAGCTCTGTATTCTGCACTTGCTAGTTCAGCGTTAACTATTAACTCTCCGTTCTCGTCAAGTTCAGGCTCGTACATAAACAATTTATCTATGTCAAAGTCAGATCCAGACTTAGTTACGATTGAAGGAGGTACAACCATTACAGGACCACCTACAGTTGCTAAGAATCTACGTACTCTAAAGTACTCCATAGAGTTTAATCCTTGTACAGGAATACGTACACCTACAAGAGTTATCTTAGCTGAGTGTGTCTTAACCCATTGAGGATCATCTAGTGCGTCATTAAGTCTATCTAGTGTTCCAATAACTTCTCCGTTCCAAACTAAATTAAGCAAGGGAGCATGTTTCTTTGCGTTAAATGGAATCAAAACATCAGCAGGTTGAGTTACACCATCCTCAATGCGATAGTCTCTTAAACCGCTTACATTGAATTCTTTTGATATAGTCTTAATCTCATCAACAGTAGGCTTTTGTTTACGGGTACCTAGTTTGTTAAATCCTGAGGAAGCCAACTGAATATAAGCCTCACCAAACATCTTAGGCTTCAATACACGCTTAGACAAAGCACTAGAGATGATTTGGTCTATGAGAGATCTTTGTACTCCTGCATCCAATGAAAATACAAACTGATTGTTATTAGAAGGTCTAATAAAGTCATAGACAGAACTAGGTACTTCTTTCTTATCAAACTCTCTATGTAACCAGTTAGTAAAGTCTTTTGTGTTAATGCTAGTCAGTTTTCCTTCTGCGTTAACAGTTGCTCCAATCTTAGAATAAATTTTTGCTTTCTCTACCTCTACAATAGTTTTAATGTTATTAATAAACGCCTCTTGTAAAGCTTCTATCTTATCTTGAATGTGTGCATACTTAGGGTTAATCTTACCTGATACAAAAAAGTTAGAGAAAATTAACTTAACCATCTGAGTAGACAAGGTTGCTTCTCCCTTAAACTTAGGAGCAATATACTGTTGTCTACGGAGACCATCTATTGGAAGTCTTACAATAAGATTAGGATCTACCTTAGTTACTTCTAAAGCTCCATTTGCATTAGGTACTGGAATCTTTTTACCATTCAACTCAACAGAATTGTAAAAAGCCATTTCATTTACAGGAAGAGACATCTTATTACCACTAGAGAAAGTAGACATGTCTACTCCTTTGTCTAGGTAGTCAAACATAAGATTCTCTAAGTCTGTATCAAATACCATAGAAGGACTTAATGGGAACACAGAATACTTACCTAGTACATTGTACTTGTTGTAATCTGTAGGTGATCCATAGTATCCTAGCTTAAGTGAAGTCAGTATTCCAAGATTACTCTGTCTAACCAACTCTTTTACTTTAGCAAGATCTTCAGTAGAGTTAGATTGTCTATAGTTTTTAATTGCCTGTAATACCTTTACCTCATGTTTATAAGCTTCTTCTAGTTCTGGAAGCCATTCTCCAATAGAATTTAAGTAGTATCTTATAAAGTCTAAGCCTGCGTAAGCCTGAGCATTCGCTTCTTCGTCTTGTACTAGTACTGCATCAGTATTTGAGTCTATTTGAGCAGACTCTCTTGCAAGTTCCTCTGGACTCAAGGGACCCTTAGCTGCTACCAAAGCATCTAAGTAGTTTTGTCTAATACTTTCTTTGATAGAAGACTTAGCAACTTCATCTAAATACTCAAAGGTTTTGATATCCTCATACTGTACGTAGTTTAAATTAGTATCATAAGGTCTACCTTTTCCTTTTCCTCTTTGTACTTCTTCAAGTCCTCTACTAAGAGATGGATCTGTATTCCAAGAGTTAATGTCTTGTAGGTCTAATCTAGGTTGTTTACCTGGAGAAATTGCAGGACCAAGACGTTTGAATGCTTCCCTCCATTCATTATTTTTAATCTTATAATTAGAAGGATCACCAATTAACAAGTGCATCACTTCTACTTGGTGAGCAAAATAATTAGTAGTAAAGTAAAGAAGAACAGAATCTATCTCCTCTGATGTATAGGCAGTCCCATCTTGCTTTTTGTGGATACGATAAAATTCTTTTGCAAGATTCTTAGACTCTCCCTTACTTAAAATTTCATTAAAAGAAACTTTCAATACATCAGCAGAACTCTTAAAGTATGCTGTAACAGCATCTTTAAATGGACCATAGAGACTATTAGCACTCAAACCAAACATACCCCTAAGAGTCAACTTAAGAGCTTCTTTGTTAGGAGCCTCATTAACTGCTTCTTTTACTTTATCTTTAATGTCTTGTGGAAGTATAGTGTCTAGTATGATAAACTCAGATCCAGCTTTTTCTTTTCTCGTAGACTTAGCTCTGTCGTCAAACATACGCATAGCCTCAAAGTTCAAGTAGTTCTGCATCTGTCTGATAAAGTCAGAGGATACTACAGCTTGATTCTTGAACTGATACTGATCATATTTAAAATATTCCCTTTCTCCTCTGTTTCCAGACAAACGTGTAGCAAAAGAACTAGACTTTGCTCCTACCCTCATGTTTTCTATGGTAGCGTCTTGGATAAAAGAAAGGAAGTCTTGTAGGAGTTTTCCGTCACCAGATAAGTTAGTTGTCTTATCTCCTCTAGTTTTACCAATAGTAAAGCCTGACATGTTTAAAACCTCTAAGTATACTCCTTCGCCTGAGTTAGTAGTCCTCCTAGTTCCATCGTCTTTACGGAACATAGCATTCATAACTAAACTATACTCAAGGAAGTTATTAGACTCTGGGTTTAAGTGTCCTTCTAGTTCGTAGATGTTTTTTACATTGTTAATCTTAGATGCTGAGTCTAACAAGTGATTCCACTCTCTTACTGCGTACTCTAAGTTTCCTTCTGGATTTAAATAAGAAGCAGAGTTAGAGATATTATAAAGTTTTTCTATAGTAGAAAAAGCAGAAGTTCTTTCGTTGTCGAGAGTAGCTGCCTTAAAATGTTTTTCAAAGTATTCTTTAATTACTTTGTTCTTCTCTCCTGACTTAAGTTCTTTAATTTGTTCTTTCAACTGTTTAGATATATCAGAAGAAAGAGCAAGCAGTGGATTATAAGAGATAGTAGGGGTGTTAAGATTTTCCCCAGAAGAATCTATAAGGCTAAGAAGCTTCAGCTTAAACAAAGCATTGTTAGCTATCTTGACAAGGTTTCTTAGGTTTGTAGTAGTAAAGATAGGATTAACTCCTAACTGTAATTCTCCACGCTTATTAAACAATAAGTTAGGATTCTTGTCTGCAATTAAGTTGATACCAAAGGCATCATTTAAGAATTCAAAAGCAACTTGATCAGAAGTGAATCCATTCTCTGTGTAAGCTCTATAGTCAGATAGTACACTAGCCCTATCATAAACTGCTAGATCTATTTCTTTAGGATCTATTAATCTGTACTTACGTAGTCTATTACTTACAAAGTCTTGGTCAAAGAACTCTATCAGTTTGTCTTGAGAAAGAGTATTGTTTAAGAATGCTTTTGTTTCCAGACGTTTTTCTTTCTTCTTAGTTACAGCAGACAATTCATTTTGCACCAAAGATTTGATCTCGTAAGGATATACCGTAGGCATTGCAGCAAACTGCATAAACTGAGATTTAAGTGCGAGCTGAGAAAGACTTAAAGAAGTATCAGTAGGAGGAAGTCTATCAATTAATTGTCTTAACTGAGGAGCAATATCTAATGTATTCTCTAATCTTTGTATAGCCTCTTCGTAAGAAATTGATCCACTTACTTTACTTAAGACTAAGTTTTTATTTCTTAAGAAATCACCTGACTGAGGTAATCCGAATGAAGGACCTGTAGCAGTAACCATTTCTCCTAAAGAGTTATAGTATGTGCCAGGAAGAATCTTAATTAACTGGAGAATTTCAGGAGAAGCTAGAGACATAGGGTCTACGTCTTCTGCGTTAGCAAAACTTCTACTATCCCTTCTTAACTCTGATTCATCTTGGTCATCTATTCGGTTGTCTACATCGTAAGACTTCTTATTCTCTTCTAAGTAAAATACTCCACCCTTAGATGCTCTCTGATGATTCTCTACTACAGTAGCCCAACCATCGTTTGCTGCAGTTCTTACTACTAATCCTTTTAAGTTTTTAACACGTAGCTTAAGTACTTCTGCAGTAGCCTCGTCAGCAGTAGTTGCTTCTTCCTCTAATGCACGGATATACTGTAACATAGAGTTTCTAGCACTTTCATATAGTTGAGGCAAGTATACTTGCTTAAGATCTTTGTTCAACAAGAAAGACATTTCTAACTTAATCTTAGTACCATCACTTGTCTTAAAGTCATCCATTGCCTTACTTAGGAAGAAGTCAATAGCACTAAAGATCTCTGCAGCTTCTAAAGCATTATACTCAAATGGAATTGTTCTTCCGTCTTTAGCTACATAGTTAATCTGAAAAGATTTGTTTCTGTTTAATACTTTCTCACTAATGTTAGTAACACTAGGCGTGTACTCATATATTTTACCTGCGTAGAGTTTTTCAAACAAAGCAGTTATACCGTCTTGTACTTCTTCTGCAGGTCTAGAAGCAATCTCTTGAGGTGAAGCATTAAATATACTTGTTAAGAAATCCCAGATCTTTTGAAACAAGTTTCTTACAGGAGCTTCTATTCTAGGAACAACTACTTCAGGATTAGACTTATTCAAAGAAAAAGACCTAAACTCTTCTGCAAGTACTTCTTCTATTTGACGACTAGTCAAAGCATAGTAAGGAACTTGAACACCATTAATAAGAGCAGTAGACGGTCTTGATTTAACTGACTGGTACAAAGCAATTCTTTGTTCCTTAGTCATGAATCGCTGTGTAAATTCGTGCCAACCTTCATGATAAAGATCTGAGTAATCAGATCCTTTGTATAAAGTAATTGCTGACTTAGTCCAAGTAGCAAAAGAACTTTCCTCTTTGTTCTGCATGTTTGCAAAATCTACAAACAAAGAAAGAGGCGAAGTCTTAAACCAAACATAAGAGTCAAGTAATTGTCTTCCGTTAGCTATCTTACGTGCTTCGTCAAAGGCTACCCTTCTAATAGATTCATCTAGTACACGTTCTGCTTTAAATCCTTGAGCAATGAATCTCATTACTCTTTCAGAAGCTTTTTCTAAGGTTTCATTTTCTTGTACAAAGTCATGGATAATGTTTGCCTGTTCTTGTATAGGAAGATTATCAAATCCAGGATTACTCTTCTGTAACTTCTTACTGTAATAAATACTAGTAGCAAGAGTTGCTTGCTTTACGTTATTGTAAGAGCCTAAGAAATGATTGTATAAAGGATTATCAATTACTGTTTCTTTCCCCTTTACTGTAACTACCTTCTTGTCTAGAGGATAGCCACCATTCCTATTCCATACAAAGTAAGCGAAGTCTTCTCCTACAAGATTAGTAAGGTTTGTGAACTCCGCACGTACTTTATTATCACTTAAATTTGGACAAATCATTTCTTATGTTAGTTAATACTATAGATTAATGTTTACTGGGTGTATTACAAATATAATACGTTATTGAAAGTATGCTTCAATTATGTTAAGCTAAATCGTCTAAGTCTCCTTTACAAGCATCTTTAGATTCTTTTGCTTGTGCTCTCAACTCATCTTCGTTTAACAAAGCATCACTGAAGGGAGAATCGCTTGCTTGTTCTACTTTCTCAACTTCACCTACACGCATAGCGTTTAAAGCACTCATAGAACGTTTAGGAGGAGCAGGTTGAGTAGGTTGTCCTAAAGCAGTCAGTTCGGCATCATACTTAGCATTTACTTTAGAAATTGTATCTTCTATAAAATCTTTACTAAGAGGTTTTTGTCGTCTACCATCTTCTCGTTTTACAAAAACATCAAATTCTGCTAACTCTTCTTGTCTTCTTTTTTCTATGTCAGCTTTAGCATCTGTAGGTTGAGTAGTAACTACAGGAGTAGGATTAGTAAACTGCTGATAGGTTTGAATAACAGCTTCCTGAGGATTAGCAAGATCTATAGTAGCCATTATTCTTGGGGTACCATAAGTCTTTCCAAAAGGAACATTAGGATCAACAAGAATAACTGTAACAGGTTTTTCTCTACCTTCTACGTTGACTCTGCCTAAGAAATGTGAGGCGTAAACAGCATCAGGATCGTTAGGATCGTATTTCCTTCTCTCAATACTAACAGAAGGTACTCCTGGTTCTCTTACCAACTTAAAATAGTAGATATCAGTAAGCTTAGTAGGATCAGCTAAAACAGTGTTTAGTGCTATGTTATAGAACTCTTCTCCTACTTTTTGCATAGGATCAACTAAGTAGTCAGCACCTGGACTTTTCTGTGCCGCAGATAATGCTCTATCAAAGGGAAGTATAGAAAGGTTCTTAACTTTATTCTGTACTCCTGCTACTACCATACTAGGTTTAGGCGCAGTAGGGGGAGGCGTAGGAGTCTTGGGTACCTCAGGAGCTTTAGGAGCTGTTCCTGTAATTTCAGGAAACTGCTTTTCTAAAGATTCTGGGGCTAAGTAGATTACCTTGTTTACTGGCATAGCTACTTGACCGTCTTGAATTGGGAAGTTATGAGTGTCTTTTATATACTGTGCATAAGATTGAGTAACCATGCCAGAGGGTTTAAATCTCATAATAGGTTCTCCACTTCTCATTAGAGCTAAACTTGCTTTGTAGTAATGATTCTTTAATTCCTTAGCAAATTCTTCTTTTGTTAGCACTTCATTCTTAAAGCCTGTAGCAGTACCTGTAGATTTTACAATGATTACAGGGAACTGACCTGGACCAGGATACTCCTCATTCACAAAGAAGTGCAAACGATCTTTCTTATTTACTTGGTTAATCAAGTTAAACAAATATTCTTCTGCCTCTTTAGGACTACTGAAGTATGGATTCTCCTCTGAGAAATACAAGTCAGCAAGAGCATCTGCTTCTTGGGGATCTATCTTGTTGTTTGTTAACAAGGTAGGATTACCGTTGTTATTAAAATAAACACGACCTTTACGGAAAGAATAGTTTTTACCAAATATAGGTTCCCTAGGATCTTCTGCAATTTTAAATTCTGCGATACCTGCTTTCTGTACATTATCTACCTCTACTTCACTACCAACCTTGTAGCTAGTTATAGGAGCCTCAAGCATTACACCAGAAGATACACTGTGATCGAAGTCTATACTAGGTAAAGTATCAGCAAAAGAGTTTGCATCTTTAATGAGTTTAGTCATAGCCAACATTCTTTCATAGTTAGCTTGGTTTTTACTTCTTAGGTTTTCTTTGTCACCACCCAACTCTTCGTAATCATTTTCTACTCTTTCACTAATTCTAAAACCTTGTGCTTCTATTCTAGGAAAGTTTAATTCAAGCGGTAATCCATCTTTCAATATAGTATTTCCATCTTCGTCTACTGCTGTGATAATGACTTGAGGATCGACAAACAAACCTGTACCTACTGGATATACTTTACCTCCTTTAAACTTTGCATCTACAGAAGTAAAGAAGAATCTTAAGTTGCCTTTGTCAAAGAAATTTTTACCTAGAATGAGATCTAATGGAGCTAACAACAAGTCTAGATCTTCATCAGATAAACTATTCCAAGTATCTAAAGACATCTGGTTTTCTGAGATATGATTGGTAATCTTATTAAACTCAACTAATGCTTCTGCTTCTGTAGTAATAGCTTCGTTGTTTTCTACAATATGATTAAGCAGGAACAACTTTCTATTCATTACCCTCATCCTTACACCTGGAGTAGTAGCTATATATTCTATTAAAGCTACATTACGTAGTGTAGCAGGATCTGTTGACTTCTGATTAGCTGCATTATATTCTACTGCAACTGTTCTCAGTGGAGAAGCCAAAGATTCTAGTTGGGTAAGTCTTGCTTGTACTTGTTGAGTTACTTCGTTGTTTAGTTTATCTACCTTGGTTCCTTGCTTAGGAGTAGGAGCATTTTTACTAGTTGTTGCCTTAGCAGGACTAGGAGTAACTGGAGTAGGGGTTGGAGTGATAGGTGCAGTGGGAGTAGTTCTACTACTTACTCTATCTGCAGGCATGTCGTTAAGGAAATACCTGTCTGCAATAAACTTAAGGAATATAACTGCATTCTGTTTATTCTCGTTTCCTTTGTTCTCTCTCCAAACATTTAAGTAAATATTTCTAAATTCTTCTGGAGTAATCTTTTTATCTAAGAGATCATCTAATGCATTAATTAAAGTATTGTAGTCTTTAGTATTTTGAGTAAACACTGAAGACAACCTGTTCTTAACTGCCGACTCAAATGCCTTAGCAAATCCTAGAGGACTAGCCTTTGCTCTGTCAATCATACGATTATAACCAGCAAGATACATTTCGTCTCTATTAGACTCTCCTGACTCACTCACTACTTCAGGAGTACTTGCAACTTGATTAGCAATATTACTAAATTCCGCTTGTTCTTCTTTCTCTGTCTCTCCTCCTTCTACTACTTGTGTATCTAGTATCTGTTGAGATTTCTTTTGAGCCCTTCTCTGTATAAGCGCTTCTCTTGCCTGATCTAACTCCTCCTGGGTATATTCTACTAATGGAAATATTTTGTTTACTAGATCAACGTTATATGCGTAATTAGTCTTAAAAGCTACTGCCTTGTCTAAGAAGTTTGTAAGTACTTCAGTACGTACTTCAGGTTCTGCTATAGCGATGGCTTCTTGTGCTCTTTTGTTACTGTCAGCAAGATTCTCAGTTACAGTAGTGTAGAGGTCTGAGTTTATATGATCTTTGTTTGCTTTAGCATACTCATAAGCTTCCTGTATACCAAAGAGATCGCCTGCTTGTTCTAGGGTATTAGCATCAAAGTTACTTACTTTTTGTTCTACTTTATTCTGACCAAACTCATCTCTCTCGTTAACAAGATCGTTCATTTGTTTTCCATAAGCATCAAGTAGTCTTTCTTTATGTTCTACTTGGCCAGGAACTTCTTCCTCTCCTTTTAATCTAAGATAGTCTAAATCTTTTTGAAGATTAATTCTAGACTCTACTAGGTCAGCAGCACTGTCTACTTTAAGTACAGCTTCGATCTTTTCATCGTATACCTTTCTAATAATTTCGTTCTTTTCGGAATTAGTTAGATTAGCATAGCGATCAATTCTCTTTTGTGTCTTAAGGATTGACTTGTTAATAGAGTCAATTTCTTTGTCTATGTCTTCCTGTGAAACTTGAAGATCTCTATCTGTTAGTAGACCAGCTTCGTAGAAATACTTTTTATCTTCTTCTGAGATACTTCCTTTATTTATATATTGGATATCTCCTCTTTTTAATTTAGCGTAGAGTTCGGTAAGTCTTTCTCGTTCTTTCTGTTCTTCCTTTGTGGGTTCAGGGTTACGATCAAACTCAGCTAATTGTTTTCTTATAAGTCTCTGTCTCTTTCTAGACTCCTCAGCAAGTACGTTGCCAGCTTTGTAGTTAGCAAATGCTTGCTTCTCTGTATCAGACATTGAGTCAAGATCTATTTCTAGAAGTTCATTACGTCTTAGTACATTTGTAAACAAAGCAAACTGCTCGTCCTTGTCTAGGTTAAGAGTTTTTAGATCTCTAATATTATCAAAACCTACTAATGACTTCATAGTTCCTTCTAGGGTACGAACCTTAGCCATTCCTTGTACAAAGTCTTGATCAGATATTTTACCTTTATCTTTTAGGTCTTGTAGTTTAGCAATAAACAATTCTGGATTGTTTGCTGCTTCCCAGTTAGATTGTCTTTGTAAGTTTTCAGGTCTAGTGTAAGCATATCCTCCTGCACCTACAGTACCGAAGCTATAAATAAGTCCTGCTGCAAAAGACTCAACCAAGGTATCAGTAAGACTTTTAGCTGTTACTTGTTCTCTATCTCGGAGTGCGTACTCTTCTGGCATAATGCCATTCTGTACAATTGCATTACCTAACAAAGAAATTTCTTCTTCTAATGCTTCTACGGCATTCTGTTTAGCTCCTAGCTTAGCAAATTGATAAGTGTTATTTAGGTAAGAACCTAGGCGTTGTCCAAAGTTAAGTTCTAACTTAGCTGCTCTCATAGCAGAAGAAGCTAACGTAGTAGTTACAGGACGCATCTTAAGAGCCCCTACGTCAGGGAATCCAATTGCTTCAGCTGTTGCTTCTACTATACCTCCTGCAAGACCTCTTTTTACATAGTCTCCTCCCCATCTTTTTTCTTGTTCTACAAAATGAGGAATAGTATTAGCTGCTACAGAAGCAAAGGTTGCAGCTCTGTCTGCTAGTTTAAGTTCGTTACCTAAGGCAGATACTTTATTTAAAGCATCATATGCACGAGAGATGCCAGCAGCACCACTAGAGATAGCTCCTAACTCTGCTGCAGCTACTCCACTAACTACCCCCTCAACTAAGGCACCTCCTGCAATAATTGGAATCATCTGAGCTACCATAGCTCCACCTGCTTCAGGAATAGATCCCCAGTTAAATGCTCTAGAGCCATCAGCTTTAGTGTACATAAACTGATTAGACATAACAGGTCTATTGTCCTTATCGTAAGTAATTATATCAGGCTTGTAAAATGCCTCACTAAATACAGCTTGTGAGAAGTCACTGGCATTAAACAGTTTATCCTGTATAAGTTTACCTGGAAGAGTATCTCCAAAAGCTTTTATAACACTTCTTCTTGCAGAACTACCTTCACCAAATAAAGTCTTTTCTGCATCAGAAGCGTACTTGTCTACTTTATAAACTTGATCAAGAGAGTTTAATCTTTGATCTACAATAGATAAAGAATTTCTAAGATACTTGATATTGTCTGGATTGTAATCTACAGCATCTCTAGGTTTCAACAATTCTGTCTGTAAGTCTCCCATAATAGCAGACTTAACTGAAGATAGAGACTCTTTTTCTAGATCATGTTTAAAGTTTGCAGCTGTTTGATCTTTAGTAGGATCAGCAAAAGCTCTTCTTGCTTCTTGTTGAAACTGAGGTGCCTCTTCTCCTTCTCTGTATAAGTAATGTCCTTTAGTAGCAAAAGCATCCTCAAGTCTTGGCTTAACAAAGTCATCAAAGTTATTATAAGCACCCTTAGTACCCATTCTTGCTTTACTTAAAGCATCGTATAGACCTTTAGGACTTCCAAATTGATTTATAGTTTGTTTACCGTAGTTAGTAAACTCTGCTTCTTTAATAGCTGAAATACCTTGACTAAATAGATCCTGAGGAAGAATTGATCCAGAAATATCTGTTAAGTCTGCATTAGCTTGGGTAAGAGTTTTTTTCTTTTGGTCTATCAAAGATTCTTTACCTCTAAAGAAACTTTCTCCAAAAGAAGACAGACCTTGAGCTAGACCTACAACAGTCTCTAAACCATCAAACAAAAAAGAATTGTCCTGAGCCTTTTCTCTTATGCTTTCAATCTCAGAGTAGATATCATTTAGTTCTTGTTTAGAACCAGCATTTTCTATTCTATCAAAAACAGAAGACGCAGCTCTATCAGCAAACTGAGGATTAGGCATAGCTTGCCTATATAAACTCTTAAGAGAATTTAATTTTAGATTTCTTTGTTCTTGTAGTCCTTTTTGTTGATCTAGTCTGTCTTGTTCTAAGACAGATAACTCAGCTTTCTGTTGGAAAGAGTTCTGAACATCTAAAGGAATAAGAGTATTAAATCTTTCTCTCATATCCCCAGGTGCAGCACCTGCTAGGGACTTTGAAAGGGGACCTAAGTTTGCTTGGTATTTATTAGGCATTTTATTGTGGTTTCTCTGGTTTAATTCTTCTGATATCTTGTAGGTTAAATAAAGTCATTGCGTCTAGATTTTCTAACTCGCCTAACTCGTATTTAAATCCAAACCCACCAGCATCAGTAACAAAGTATTCTTCTGCTTTTGAAGCTTCTTTAGGTACTAAGGTATAACCTGATCCCATGTTAGCGTCTCTTGCATTCAACTGACTTATATCTACAATATTACCATTTCTGTCTTGTATGTCATACAGACTAGTAGCAATACTCTTCAAGTTTTTAAGGGTCTTTTCGTATTTAGCGTTGTCTCCAAAAGTAGCCTTAATTACTTTAGCATCTTGTTCATTCCAAGTACCACTCAATACTGATCTAAGCAATGCGTCTTTGACAGTAATAGGAATGTCTTTACCTGACTGATCTACTCCTCTAGACAATAACTTCTTAAGAGCTACCATAAGTTGCGCTTGCTTCTGAGTATCATTAGTTCCTACTCCAGCCAACAGATCGTTCTTCAAGGTCATAGTCTTTCCTTCCCCTGTTACGCTTTCAGTATCACCCATAAAAGAACCATCTACCTCAAAGCTTCCAGGAGGCAAAGGAACCTTACCTTCTTTTGCTTTAGTACTTAGCCCTAGTCTATCAAGAGTTGCCTCTTCTTGGACCCTCAAGTTAGACTCATAGGCTTTAAGAGCATACTGATCTACATCTAGATCTTTCTCTACTTGCTGGTAAGCGTAAGCATTACTTGCATCAAAGATAGTTTGGTCCTGCATAAAGTTGATAACTTCATTGTCTGGGACTTCACCTAAACCTCTTGATGCTCTTTGACTTAGAACGTCTCTTTGCATGTAAGCTTTAGAAAGACTTCTATCAATGTCAAGCATTCTTGGATCATCAGAAGGAATATTTTTTTGTTTAGCAATTGCTTTCTTTCCCTCTAAGTCTTCGATCTGTGCTTGACTAAGTTGTAGTGTTTCATTTATGTGACCTAGATACTGTTGCTTAGCTGCATCTTGGTTAGAATTCATATACTTGTAGGTAGCATCCATCTGCAACTGTTCAAGTTCTGCAGGTGTTAACGAGGACATGTAAGCGTCTCTAATACGACCTTGATCCACACTACTTATCACAGTTTTTTGTATACGTCTTCCATCTGGTGTAAACTCAAAACGAGTTTCAATATTAGGTTTAATCTTAGTAAGAACTTCTCCATACTTTTTACCTGTGCCCTCTTGATATGGCTTGTAGGCTTGATAGCTAAGTTTACTATTGATGTCCCCGTTATTTTTCCAAGCAGCTATATCTTTAAAATAAAAATAATCATTAACTGGACTCTTGTACTTAGGATCTAGTTTTTTATACTCTTCCATCATACTATTGTAGGTCTTTGCAGAGTCTACTGCTGTAAGAAGAGTGGAGTCATTTTCTAGGGGTCTTCCTATATTAAGTACTGCGTCTACATTCCCTTTAATAGAAAAGTCTAGTCCTGCATTTTGGTTAATTGCTTTGACCATGTTATTCATGTTTTTGTCAAAGTATTCTTTGTCTACGTCTCTAACCAAAGAGTTTCTAATCTTACCGTAAGCGTCAATGCTTTGTTGTACTTTAGATCTACCCTCGTCAAACATCTCCTGTTTCTTAACAGCTAACTTGATTAAGTCATCTGCTGGTAAAGGATCAATGTAGTCTGGATAAACGAATTTGGTATGTTGTGCTGAAATTGGCATGGTTTAATATTTAGGTTTTTTATACATTCCCTTTTTAGCTGTTTTCTTTTTAGTGTCTTCAGCATCTATGTAGTTGTTGAAAGCATTAAAATAAAATGGCAACTGTTCTTCTGTTACATCCATCTGACCTTTTGAGGTAGTATTAAATGAAGGAACAAGGTTATTAATAAATGCAGCTTTTCTAGATTCACTCTGATCAAACAAACCTTTCTTAGTTATCATATTTGCAATAGATGCTTGTTTTTCTGCAGACTGAGCGTCTCTTGCTTGACCTACTAGGTTATTGTATACACGATCAAATGCTTGAGCATTGAACTGATCTGCACTAAAGGAAGCCTGTGCATTTGCTATATCTGCTCTAGACCTACCTTCTGCATCATAGTTTTGTTTAGTCTGGAAAGCCTTTTGTTTAGCATCAATTCCTGCAATATAAACATCTAAAGGATCTGCACCACTTCTCATAGCTGCTGTACCCATGTTATCTATGTTCTGTAACTCGCTTTGAATGTTCAAAGTTTGAGGACGAAGATAAGGAGCATCTATCTCAGGGATAGCATAAGGATAAATTTGTTGTGATTGTGCTAGTCCCATAGCTTCAGGAATAGCCTGATACAAAGGAAACTTTCCGGGAGTGTAAGTTCCTCTTGGTGCAGTTCCTGGCTGATTAAACTCAATATCTTTTGTCTCTAGTGGAACATCTTCATAAGTATAGTCCTGGGCATCAGTTCTACTCTTTGCTCTCACTGCTTGTCCTATAGTAGTGTTACCAAAAATTGCATCTGCTTTTGAAATTGGTTTTCCTAGATACACGTCATCTGCCATTCCTGTAGGAGTCAGATCAAAGTCAGACAGAGTTTCTTTAAATTCAGGATTATTCTGGAGATCTGCAAGATCCAAGTAAGACTGTTGAAACATTTTTGTTTGATCTTCAGTCAACGGAGTAAAACCTAACTGCTTTGCAATTTGATTATAAACCTTATTCTTCATACCACCAGCAGTTCTGTCTAAGTCTTCAGTCTTAATATCAAGATTTGGATTATTCTTAGCAGCTTCCCTAATAGTGTAGATCTGCTTTTGAGCATCCATAAAGTTTTTAATAAATTGGTCTTTGGATACAGTAGTACTAGGATTCTTTTCTTTGTACTTAGTATACATAGCATCCTTAACTTTGTCAAACTCAGGTCTACTTAACGTAGAAGACAAATCATCATAGCCTTTATTGTATTCTCCTAAAGTAGTCTTCTTGTTTGCAGCAGTGACTTTCTGGACTTTATTGTTAGCGCCCATAACGTAATCACCTACCTGAATCGAAGGATCACCTGCTTGCTTAACTGTTACTCCCTGTGGAATTTTATACTTACCTCCATCTGCCATGTTAGCTGTAATCTTAGCTTGTACATAACCTGGAAGAGCTTTAAATCCTGGGTTGTTAATACTAGCTCCTCTCTTTGCTTCTAGTTCTCCATTAGAGTTACCATTCATTAACTGTTGATCTTCAAACAAATCATCCAGAATTTTCTGATTTCTCTTCATCATCAAACTTGCAGTATCCTTATCTACTTGTTTAGCAAAAGGATTATCTAAAGTTTTCTTATATGAAGTTACATCGTAGTTCTTAGCAATCTGAGCAAAGGTTTTCTTAGATCCTTCTGGCTTTAGATTGTTAGAGTATACACGAGTTTGATCAGGAAGGTTTGTAGGGATACCTCCGTTACTATGAGAAGGGCCTTCTGCCATCTCAGTATCTAAGTTAGGAAGTTGGATGAATTCTCCACCTTCAATCTCTACATCGTTCATGCCTTCACTAGCATAACGCTTGTTTATTTTTGCACCCATTTCTGCTTTTATTGTAGGTTGATCCTCTGTGCCTCCACTTGTAGTACGACCATACATAAAGTTGTAGTCGTATACTGGCTTAGAGTTTCTTTGTTGTATTGATTCGTTAAAGTTACGTCGATTCTTTAGATCTTCATTATATCCTGCTAATGAATCTACGCCTAGTAAACCTAAGGTAGCTAACGCAGAACTGTTTTGTTGCCAGAAGCTAGGTTGTTCTTTTGGAGTAGAAGTAATAGGAGAGGTTTGAATACCCCTCATCGTAGCCTCTTCTTCAGACAAAGGACCTTGTTCTACTCCAGGAGTTTTTTGATTTACGTCAAAAGGATTAAGCGGAGATAGCATAGAAGTAAAAGTAGGCAAGCTACCTTCATCTTTAAATGTACCTGGCTTATATGATTTTGTTTGATCAGTTACCGTACCTTCAGGAGAGTCTGAGGTCTTAAATCCTGTTAGAGATAAGTTAGGAATTTGAAAAGCGTCTTGATAAGAACCTGTATTGCTAAATACCTGATTGTTAGACAGGTACTCTTCCATGGTAGGTATAGGAGCAGTAATTCCTTTTGGTTGGATTTTTTCAACCTCAGGATCTACTCCACCCCCGTTTACAAATTTCTTATACAGTGAGTATCTTAACATGTTTTAATTATTAATGTTATTAACATAGAAAGTTAATAACTGCTTGAGTTTAAGCTAGTTATACAAATATACGAGATTAATAAAAAAAAGCAAGGGGTAATTGCTTACCCCTCATTTAGTGCAATGTAATTAGACTCGGCAGGAACATAAGTCCAACCACACTTAGTAATTCGAAGTCTTTCATGTTTTAAGTGATTGAATGTGCCTACGGATAATCCCGTAAATTCACTCATATCTGTTGAAGACGCTTCCACCAATGTTTTTGTTTTAAAATTGTACCAAGTACAGGAGTATTTCTTTCGTCTAGTTTTGCTCATCTTTTCCCTAGACTCCTGGGGTCTTGTGAATCCTGTTTTGTACTTAAACCCATTTTGAGTTTTAGTATTTGCTGCTTTTTTGCCCCACTCACTTCTCTGTTCTGTGCTAGCATTAGCTAGCGTACTATTAAGCCAGACTTCAGGATTGTTTTTATGATAATCTTTTACAGAATTAGAGATCTTAATCTTAACATCTTCTGAAAGTATTCCCCCTTCTCCTCCCAAAGTCATATTATAACCCAAAGGAACAACGCAGTTATACTCTGATATAAAGTGTTTTTCTTTTTCACAAGCTTCTTCTTTTGTACTACAAGTTACTAACTCTTCCCAAAGAAAACACTCCTTACCATACTTCCTTAAAGCCAACTTAAAAGCTTGAGTATGGTGTTTCTGAGTAAGACAGTTTGCTTTCCTTAAATGAGCCTTAATCCTTTGATCAAGTGTTTTAGTAGTATATCCAATATATACCTTGCCATTTACTAAGTTAGTAACTTTGTATACAATCATTTTCTACCCTGTGATTTGTACTTTTTAATGTAGTTTTTGCTAGACTTTAACTTTGAAGCTTTAGTCTTTGCTACAACTCCCTTTCTTCTAATCTTAGGTTTAACTTTGAACTTAGAAGCTGTAGAGGTTGATTTAGTTTTAGATGCTTTAGTTGCCATTTATTTAGTTTTAGTTTTAGTTTAACACTTCCAACGCCTACGTGCTTGTCTGATTCTGCTATTAGGATCATTCTGTGTAGCCTGTGAAGATCTACGCAATTGACCTAATGAACGAGCACAGTAGGACTTTCTACGACCAGCTGCTTTGCTACCTGGCTTTACCTTACCTGTAACAGCAGTACTTAACTTAGAACCTGGGTTAGCTCTACGATAAGCCATAACTCCTTTCTGAGTCATACCAGCACCTTGCTTGGTAGGACGATAGTTAGCTCCTGGTCCTTTAGTAGTCTTAGCAATGGTTCCACCCTTAGCCATATAAGCTGCTTTAAGTCTACCACCAGCCATAAACTTGTATCCGTATTTAGAAGCATCTTGTCTAGCCTCGGATACATTTCCTTTGTTAGCTGCTACAAATCTAGCCTTAGCAACACTGGTAGGCATCTTACCGCCTTCGGCCATATTACGTTTAATCTTACGTTCTTGCTTAAGCATCTCTGGAGTAGGTTTCTTTCCAGAACCTCTCTTGGCACGGATGTTATTCCATAAAGAATTTTCTACACCCAGTTTATTTAATTTCTTTTTCATTTTTTTACTTTAGATTTTTTTAAGAAAGAAGCTAAATCGTACTTTACCTTTTCTCTGTTAAATTGTTTTGATAATTGATTAGCTAACTTTAATCTGTTTTGTTTGTCTTCTACTCTACGAAGAATACTTGCTACTCCATCAACCATCTGTTTATCATTGGATGCTTTCCCTCCGTTTTTAAGTTGGCTTGCTTGAAACCTAATCGGATTTTCTAGCATATTGTACTTAGCGGTTCTTAGTCTAGATGCATAATCAGCCTCTTGTGGGGTATTAAACTTACCCATGTTTAAGCCTGTTTTATAGTAGCGATTTATTGCTTCATCTTCGGTAAGTTGTTTACCACCTACAACTGTAGGAAGTAAAGTTTCTTTTCCATCAATGTTTACTCCTATCTTATACTCAGTCCTTCTAGCTCCCTCAGAGTCTATGTAGCCAGGACGATTGATATCAGGTAATAGGTAGTTCCCCTTCTTAGGAGCAGTAGTTACATCGTAGTCTCCCATAGATAATACGGAACCTCCATTAGGCATCTTACGCTTTTTGGAATTTTTATATGCACCCTTAAGTCTTGAACCTGAGGGTGCACTAGGAATTACAGAACCATTTACTCCTGGAACAAACATAATTAATCTCCGTATATAGACTTGCCAGAATTCATTTTAGCAACCTTTCTACGTATGAGTGCTTCTGCAGAACTTACTTTACTCTTAGCCTTTTTGAGTTTGCTCACATTATTCACAGCTTGAGTAACCTGAATAGGTTCTGGAGTCTTAAGAACTTCTTTAGTGTTAATAGGAGTCTTCTTCATGTTGTCTGCTGTAGCCATTACACTATTAACAGCTGGTCTTGCTTTATTCTCTGCCATAGACTTATCCCATTGCTCTGGAGTGTAGTTCCAAGTCTGTGAAGAAGAGGTACTAGTAGTCTTATTTGCTGGAGGATTAGTAACAGCTGCAGTTTTAGATTTAATGTAAGACTCATAAGCCTGTTGTGTCTTGGGACCCCAAGCACCATCAGCTGCAATGTCATAACCTTTACTACGAAGCATTTCTTGATATGCTCTTACTTTTTCAGAACCACCTCTAGCAAGAGGGCCTTTAGTACTAGGATTAGAAGAAGATACAGCAGTGTTAACTGCAGGACGAGCAGCATTCTCTGCTTGCGCAGTATCCCAAGTAGATTCGTTGTACCAGTTTGCAGGACTTTCAATAGGAGTAGGAGTAGTGAGATTTACAGAGTTAGTAGTTATTCCTTTAGGCTCAATAGCCATCACATCTTTTCTTGCTTCTTTAACCTCTTTCTTAGATACTTTCATACCATCTTCTCCCTTACGCATTTTAGAAAGAGTCTTAGCCAAGTTAGCTCTCTTTACAGTAGTAGCAGAGTAAGCGCTTTTGTTGCTTAGTACTTTATTACGGAAAGCAGGTACAGACATTCCAGCCTTTTTAGCTTGTGCTGTGAAAGAACCTGGATTTTTAGAGACTGCTTTTTGGATCCATTTACCTCCTGATTTCATTTTCTTACCTCCGCAACTCATGCAGGTAGAGTAAGAATTCTTTAGACGATTCATAATTATATTTTATTTAGTTTAAGTTAAAGTAAGTTGATACAAGGTACTAGTTATCAAACTAAGTACTTCATCAATTGAGTTTTGTAGGTGAGTGTTCTCCATACCGAATACTCCACGATGTTTCATTATGTAGTCTTTCATGTAGATTAAGTGAGTCTTTGCATTCATATACTCAGATGCAGGAATCTTAAAGTTAAGTCTTTTACCTATTGTTCCGAAGTAAGACTCTATGATATCATCAATTAGGTCAATAATTTCAGTGTAGTAACCGTCTAGTGCTTTGTGCTCACTAAAAGAAGTTGTCTGTAAGTGTGCAATGTGAATGATGTCACGAGACTGGAACAGTTGTCCTATTACTATCTCTGGCTTCACTGTGGTGAAAAGTTCTTTTTCTTTCATGGTATTATGGATTGGTTTGTGTTATTTGGATTGTGTTAATAAACTTAAATCTAGAATACTGATCCTGAATCAATCTTACTTTAGCAAAGTCTGATTTAATCTTAGCTTTTTGATAAGACACAGATACAGGTCTTACACTCTTGGTGTTTGGTATTTTATCTATTGGGTACTGAGTCACTAAGTCACTCCATTGAGTTGACCAAAGAGGTTGACCATTTCCTTGCGCTGCAACGTTCCAAAATCCGTTAAAGGTATACAACTGTTCTCTGCGAGAGATAAGCGCTTCTATGCCCGTTGTAGTCATTCTAGGATAGGTTATCTTCTGTCTTGTGTTACCGAACTCCTCAGGAATCAACTTAATGATACCAGATGACTGTTCTTTGTTGTAAATAATTGCCTTAGTAAAGTTTGCTAAGTTCTTCTTATTTGCAGTAGACAAAGAATAGTATTCGTAATCAGAATAATACTCTTGAATATCCTGCATCAAAGTAACAGAGTTAATAGTAGATACTTGTGGGAATGAGTTTACGTTATATTCTAGGATATAAGGATAGAGTTTATTGTAGTAAGTCTGGTAAGTAAAGATAGAAAGGTTATGATTCCAAGTAGATGCTCCTGTAGAAGTATTAATAACTGTTTGGAAATTACCTAACAAGGGAACATAAAAGTTTGGAAGGAATGAGTAGAAAGAGATAAAGTTCTTAAGTTTTGGTGAGTAAGCAACTGTCCAAGACTTATTCTCAAAGAATGCTGGATCACCGAAAGTAATCTCTACCTGAGTACTTCCACTCTCTAGTACATACTTTCTATAGTTAGTATCAGAAGTATCTGTAATGTACTTAACTACTGAAGGACTGCCTATCCTGTATTCAGGTTTAACTCTGTAGTCAAGTTTAGTAATAAATACTCTCTCATATCTTTCATCCCATCCCATAGCAATGCCTAAGCCAATTGGTAGATTGTCTACGTCTGCATTTGGAATGTCTTTAAGGATTTGGAAAGGAAGATTCTGTTTAAACCAGTTAAAGTTATTTTCTGTTTTAATCTCGTTGAATCCGTCTCCTGTGATTTGATAGATGTGACCACGTTTAGCGTCTACCCAGAATGTTCCGTACTCACACTTAACATAAGCTTTGTGTTGAGTTCCTATGTAACCTAGATCTGTCTTAGAAAGATCTACAGGTTTTTGTTTGAACATTTCTGCATTACCAATCTCTAACTGATAAGGAGAAGTAGTACTAAGAGTAATACGAGAGTTGTATACTTTAGTTGTATTCTCGAATCTAGCATATACTCTTTCGTTCTCTCCTGCGTTTAGATCAATTAAGCGACCACCTTGCTTAGGAAAGTCATAGAAGTTTCCTGGACGGAAAATACGCCAAGCATCAGAAAGGTAATTAGAAGAGTTTGCAGGATCTGAATAGATAACTCTATTGTTGTGAATAGACAAACACTCTAGTGAAGGATACTTTAATCTGTAAGGAAGGTTAGGACTTAAGTTCTGTGCAGAGTAAGTAGCATTGTAACTATAGAAGTTGTCAAATTTAATAGGTACGTTAACCTCATGCAACCACTCATCTGGAATACCATCTCCTACATTGGGGTAGAAGTTCTCTTCTAGATCGTTTCTTCCATGACGTAAGTCTACGTTAATGTCAGACTCTACATAGAAAACAGGAATACCGTAAGAAGCTGTATAAAAGAATCCTTTCTGATAAAAGAAAGAACTAGGGGTAACAATGTCAGGCTCTCCTGGAATAGGATTAGGTAAATTAAATGTAGGAGAAACATCTAAGTTATTCTTTTTAACAAATAAACTATAAATACTAGCTAATGCTCCAGAAATAGCAGCGTTAAGAGTCACTCCTGTAGCTGCTCCGCCCGCAGCTAGAACAGGAGTTGTTAAAATTGTTGCTAAGGTTGCTGCTGCTCCTGCTAATATACTACTAGCAAATGCATTGTTTATATCTTCAGGAGACTCCCCTATGTAATAGGTAGGGTATCCTAAGTTTGGAAACAACCAATAATCAAAAGGAACATTATCTACTTTAGCAGGAAGATTAGCTAGGTTACGAGTAAAGAAAGAATGTTTACGTTTAAGGGCAAACTTGTTGATATAGGTGTCTCCTCCGAATCCAGGATAGTACTTAGTTTTAATTTTAGCTGTACCTGAAAGATCTGTGTAGACACCACAAGCGTAGCCCATAGAAACGTATTTAATATTTTCTATCTGTCCATACTGATTAGGAAAACTACGTTTAATAGAGGAGTAGTATGCTCTTGTGTCTGATTCTGTAACCTTTTCTGGAGTATCTCCTAATCCTGCTTGGTCTAAAGTATAACGAGAAGTATCTATAATACTTCCATGCTCTGTAGAAAAAGAACCATTAGTTTTTAAATAAACAGAAGTTTCTCTTAATCTATTATGTAATGGACGGTCATCGTTTAACTCTACGATCTTATCGTTAGCATAAAGTCCAATATCTAAGAATCTTCTTCTATTACCTATAGTCGTTATAGGAAGGAATTTTTTGTATTCGCCAACAGAGTTAAACTGATAAGCAAAATTATTATTAGGAACAAGCTTTTCTATCAAATCAAGTAACACTTGATTGTTAGTTAGAATAGAAATTCCATCTGTCTGAATAATAGTCCCGGGATCAGTAGCGGTTGTTTTAGTATCAAATGCTAAAGCCAGTGCATTAGAAATAACTGCAGATAAAGCATAATCAGCCTTAGTCAAAAATTTATATTGAGGGTGGTCTAATACAGGCATAAATTTACCTTGTACTTTACCGTACTCTACAGTTTCTAGTTTAAGTTCTGTTCCAATCTTAGGAAACTGAAAGTGTGTATCAGGTGAGTGGAATGTGTAACGAGATCCAATAGTATTGAAACCTTCATGGATACGTAAACCAGAAGCAGGATCAGAACTAGAATCTTCTATTCCTCTATCTGCTTTATCGTACCAGTCTGGAGTAGACTTAATAAAGGCATCAGGTCTTAAATCATTATAAGGATAGTTAGGATAGTAAAATTTCTTACCAGATTTAACATCCTCAAATGATCCTACATCATAAAGAAGTCCTTTAGCAACAACTGATTTGTTGTTTACACGATTACCTCTTACTAATTCAAAGCCACAAATAAGTTCCTTAACAGGAATCTGATGATTACCGTAAGTATTTAAAGGATCGTATACAGTAAATTTATCTAGTACCCTATTAGCAAAATCATTTTCTAGAATACGTACTCCTATAGGATAGATAAAGTCATCTCCATCTGCGTGAATATGTACTTTAGAGTTTTCAGGAAATTTGTGGTGACGAATAGGTTGACCTGCTAAGGCTCCCCATACATCTTCGTAACAAGGATAGGTTTCAGTAGATTCCCAGTAAGCAAATTCTCCTGCTGCTTCTACTGTAATTTTACAAGAGTACTGAGCTTCTTGTAGAGAGGGAGGATTGTTAGGAGGAGTAAGACCTGTTGTAGCTGTATTATATACTTTCCATCTAGGTTGACTATCTTGTACAATACAGTCATTCTCTACTGCAAATACATCAGGATTAGTTCCTACAGTTAATAGATCTTTTTCGTTAGAATTAATAAAGATCTCTCTGCCTGGAATATGAAATACGTCTGTGTATTTACCGTTCTTTAGTTTAAATTTAATACCGAAAGGATAAACCTCATCTCGTTGGTATGTGCGAAAGAAATAAGCAATTTCTGGATTAGAGAAATCAAACTTATTATCTACAGGCATTTTAACTGTTTCCCAACGAAGTTTAATCTCGTTAGCAATTAACTGAAAGTTATACTTAGGGGTTTCTACTAGATCAGCCAACATCAAAATGTCATTCTGTTTCTCAATAATTCCTGCTGTCTCGTAGTGAGGGCTACGAATCAAGGGAACGATAGAAGAGAAAGTAGAAGAGTAGTCTCCTGTGTAAACTAAGGAGTCTCTATAGGTAGATTGATTTACTCTGTAAGTACCTACCAGTTGGTATGTAGTTACTTCATTTATGTTTTCAGCTACTACTAGATTAAAGTAATCAAAGATTGTAGTACTGTGATCTATTGATACTCTAATAGATTTAGATGTTTCGTATTCTGTTTGTTCAGTAATAGCCCTTTCAAAGATTGGAATAGGATTACTAAAATCTACGTAGTCTGTAAGTTCTTTCCCGTTCTCATCTGCATACGCAATAGAGAAAGAGTATACACCTCCCTTAAGTCTTCCTCCTGAGTCTATAGCTGTAGGATAGATATCAGGTTGACAGAAGTCAGGGAATAGTTTTAAGCGTTCACAAGCGTCTGTAAGACAGTCAATGGCATCTCCACATTGATCTCTACCCAAAGGTTCCTCTAATGAGAAATAACGAGGTTGTATGTTACGAGCAATAAAGTAAACTTTAGTCTCACAGTTGTCTATACGATATTCTGCGTATACAGGAAAGTCGGGAGATAAACCTAAACAACACTTAGAGGTTTTAGGATTACATTCTCCTTGAGATACAAATATAGAGTCAAGTATCTCTACGTTTACTGGAAGAGTGTATTTGTTTCTCTTTGCAGTAAATGTTCCTATACCTGAAGGGAATGTCTCTGTTACTTCTACTCCTGCACAGTTTATATAAGTAATACTATAAGGTTGATTGTTTGTAGCTTGAGCAGAGTATCTGTAACAGTCTGTACAGTCACAACAATTATCTACAACTAGAGGAGTGAATACACAACAATTTACAGAAGTTGTTGGAAAAATTTCACTTTTTTGATCTAACTTCTGACAAGAAGCTACACAATTTTCGTTTACATATAAAGTATAACCTACAGGACATGCTTGAGAAAGTTCAATAAAATTTTCTTGTACTGAAGCAGCTACTACGGTAACGGTTACATTAAGAGCACTTCCCGCAGAAATAATAAGAGTATCTCCAGTTTTGTAACCTTTACCTGAGTATTCAAGTATTAGAGAAGTAATAACTCCCGCATTAACAACTATTTTAAATACTGCATCAGTTCCTGTTCCAGAAGTACTACTTTGTACTGCACTTCCGATTGTAAAAGTTCCAGTAGCAGTTCCAGTATAACTCATCTGTAGTATACGACCTGGAGCTTTTATTTCAGAAGTAATAGGTTTACCATTACTTAAAACTCGACTATTTTGTAAAATAACTCTAGTTAAGTTTGGATCTGTCAACTGTGCTAAAGAGATGTCATACAGTTCATAGGCAAACATCCCTCTATTTCCTGGATCACCAGTAGGTTTATTTTTATATTCAAATTTTAAAAGATGACTGCCTTTGCTTATATTAACAGGAAATAGATTATATCTTCCCCATAAGTCTGTAAGTGTTGCAAAGCTTTTAGCAGGATCTAAAGCGTCAAAATCAAAAACTACATTCCCATCAATAGACACTCTTAAAGAATCATCTGCAGCTAATCCTAAGTAGTATTGTTTAGTATCACTAATACAAATCGTTTCAGTAAACCCTAAAAAATCAAGACTTTCATGAGTTCCGCATGGATTATTAGTATTATCAATATCTGCTTGAATACCAATTTGTTTAATATAAGAAAAACCACCCCCTGGAAACCAAAAAGATTGAGTTAAGTTAGATTCTACTACAGTATGATATGTAGGAGGAGTTTGAGTAACCCAAGTATCTTTGTATATTCTAGTAAGTGTAGTTCCATGGTCAGCATCTCTGCACGAAGAAATAACAGATTTTTTTGTGACAGTTTCCTGTATAGGAGTACTAATTAATTTCTCACAAAAACCCGATGTACTATTAAAGGTATATCCTGTAGGGCATTCTCCAGTTCCAGCTATTGAAATTAAACTACTTACTACTGTACTACCTAATACAGTACCTGATATGCAACCACAATCTGTTTCACTCTCTACCAGACTAGTACAGTCTTTATTTAAATTAGTAATCTCTCCAATCAAAGAACGTCCATCAGGATGTGCTAAAAATACAATTAACTTAGATTGTTCGGTAATACTTAAAACATTAAGTATTTTAAACCCAGGATAAGTTGAACTAAAATCATAACAGATCTGATTAGAAGGCTCGTTAGTATAGGTAGTTGAGTTACCATCGTGAGACTGAATGTTTGCGTTTAAAGCAAACGTAATCATGTTCTCCTTTATTTGGTAGTTAACTGAGTCTAGATTAAGCCCAGCAGTGTTCTGATTGATTTTGTTCTCCATTTAAATTATTGGATGTGGTATTTGATAAAACGGTTACGCATCTTAGCTACGTTATCCGCCATTTGTTGTTTGGTGTAAGTAAGCAAGTAGCCGTTTGCTGCTTGTAACTTATTAAATTGATCCTGTCTGTAGTATTGGAACTTAGCCTCAACCTGACGTTGACTCTCGTCTACTACAGAATGCCAGAGTTGTTCAAAAAACTTAAACTTAAGATAAGCTTTAATATACTCTTCAACCTCAAGAACTTCAGGCACCATAGGTAAGTTATCATCGTCCATTGGACGTGAGAAATATCTAACGTATATGCAACCAGTTTCAAACGTAGCCGTAACAGATTTATTTGGATGAATTTGAATAACATCATTTGAGGACGTATTTAGATTAGGGCAGTCCTCAACACATAGTGCCTTAGATCCGTAGTACACCTTAATCCAAGTAGGTTGCTTCATTGTAATCTTGAAGCCAGGAGTAGAGACAGATACTGTCTCGTACATTTCTTCTTTAAGCCCACAGTCTGTACAACCTTCTGTACACTGGATAGACTTATACCAAGAACCCTTTACAGAGTTAACTCCTTGAGACCAAAAAATCTCTGAGTCATAGTAGATGGCATAATCCATCAAAGCAAAGTCACAAGGAAGTTCTGATTTGTAGTCATGAAACGACAACACCAACTCTTCAGGTTTAAGAACCATTACTCTAAGCTTGCGAAGTGCTTGGTCTACATAAGTAGGAATCATTACTTCACTTATTGCACCTGCTTCAAAGTATGATTTTAATTCCTGCTTTACTTCAGCAATTAATGGTTCAGATGAAATAAAGTTAGTATTAGCGTAATTCATTTTTTTAGTATTTAAGACTGTCTGTCTATTTTGTTTTCTCTTATCGACTTAGCTAGTGAAGCTTTGTGGTTATTTGACATTCTCAAGTCATAGAACCCAAACTGTACTACTCTCTTATAATATGGATACAAGTGAAACTTATAGACGGCACCATTGGTGTGTGTATTTCTATAAGGCACTTTGACACCAGTCTCATTGTAGAGTTTCCAATTGATAATTGTATGTTTACCTTTGGGAAGGGCATTTTCTGTTTTTACAATTTTAATTGAACCTAGGTTAGGGAATCTAATAGCATATCTTCCCCTTAACAACCTCTCCATGAGTTTTAGATGTATCCTTTTAGGGATATTACAAAACTCTTTGTAGGTGATGTCTTTACGTTTAGTTTCTTTTAAGAACAACTTGTAGGCATTAGCAGAGAGGTAATTCGTATCTGACGTAGTATCTCTTTCCTTCTGTCTAACTTTAGTGGGTTTGTTTGGTTTTATAAAGTCTTTCGACATGGTTAGTTTGGTTCATCTCTGTTGTTATCTTCTAGATCTTGAGGAATTCTTTGGTAGTTCATCAAGGATTGAGTACACATTTCAATCAATGTATCTGTTAGATAACCTGGAAACTTAAATTGCTTATCATACATACTGATGCATTCTGTACCATCTAGGTCTTCAATAGACTCAGTAAAGTAAGCGTACATGTTTACACATTCTACATCGGGATCTAGAACATACAAATAACCATTACGAATGGTGTAGTATTTCTTAGGGGTCTTAAACCTTAAGCGAGTATGATTAATAAAATCCCTGATACTTGTAGGGAACAATTCTTCTGAGTTAGAAGTGTTGAATACACCCTGAATAAAGTAAGAGTATAATCCTTCATCAATGTTAGGCAACTTATGTTTTGTTCTACGTATAGGACAGTTCAAGTCGCACTCTGATCCCTTAGCTTCAATCAAGTGTACACACTCGTAGGATTGGTAGACGTTATCAGAGGTAAGCAATCTTCTGAGATTGATTTCTCTTCTCAGTAATGTAGCTGCTTTAGTCTTTAATAAACCATAAATATAACGATCACTAATCAAGTCATCGTCACTAACAAACTTGTTAGCACTCTTAACTCTACCGATTAATTCTGAATTTGTGTACATCTCAGGATATAGTTTGGGTTAATTTAAGGTTCATTACAAATATAATTTAATTTTAAAGTTAAGTCAAGAGTTTATTTTAAAACTAGAAGAGCCCACTTTCGCAGGCTCCTACTAGCAAGATGACAGGAAAACCAACCAAAAAATCCTGTCAATGTCGTATTATACTGTTGCGTAAGAATTACCTCCGATAAAGATCTCTAAAGATTCTGTACCTGATAATGTCAAAGAGGCTGCAGGGTTATTTAATTCAATATAAATATCACTTCCGTTAACTACACATACACCTTGATAAACTACAGTAGACGAAGTTCCTGAAGTAGTTGCATATTTAAGAATTAAAACATTGAATACTTGATTATAAAAAGGATAGTAGCCTACAGGGAGAGTGCCGAATAGAAGTTGTTGACCATGTGCCCAAGTAAATGAACCTGTAGCATTTACTCCAAAACTTCCAATAATAGTAATAACCTTACCAAACTTTTGGAGTTTAGGAAGACTTCCGATAGGAAATCTTGCTGAAGAAACAATTACTGCGTTAACTAATACACCAGCAGTAACTACACCAAATGTAGAAGAAGTTCCTCCACCCGTAGATTCTAGATTTACAGTAATATCATTAGGATTATCTGTACGAGTAACTGTTACTGTACCTCCTGTTGAAGTAAAGATAAGTTCTTTGTTAATCCACTCAGATCCACTCCAGAACAAACCATCGAAGGTAGCAGGGGCAGTAGTAGTTACGTCAGACAAAGAAGAGATAGAACAAGAGTTTAACTGAGAACAAGTGAATCTTACTCCTGAAGCCAATGATACGTTCAAACCATCTGCATCACTTGTAGCTACAAAGTCAGAAGCATTAAGCTTCATTTTCATTCTACCCAAAGTAGCTACAACACGATCTAATTGAATCTGTAAAGTAGTTGCAGTATTAGTATAGTTGAAAGTATAACCATAGTAAGGAGTACTTCCAAAGTTAGTAGCCCAGGTTAAAGAGTAGTTTGCACTTGGAATAGAAGCTAAAGAAGCATTGATAGCACAAATCTGACTTGTAAACAAAATAGCAGCTGCACTTAAGGTACTAGTAGCAGAACCTCCAGGAATACAAGAAGTATTAATAGAAGCAGGTACTGCACTTACTCCTGAAATATAAGTCTTTAAACTATCAACAGTTGTTCCCAAAGTAACTAGATTTCCCGAAAGAATAGTGTACATACCACACATGTTAGTTGTAATCCAGTTAAAGTAATCTGAAACTACAGTGCTAGTAGGCTTGATAGAGAAAGCATAAGAAATACATGGATTAGAAAGAACCCCTGTCATATCTACGTTAGTGTTGATTGTACACATTCTTGATCCATAAGCAGTCAAGATTTGGCTTAAGGTAGATACACCTGAAGTCAAAGTAACACAAGAAGGTACTGTAAATGTAGGAGTTTCTAAAGCAAGAGTACGAGAATTCAAAGAACATAAAGCAACCGCAGTAGCTTCCGTGAATTGTTGTGCACTTGTAATAGCTGATCCTACACCTGTTAAAGCTCCACCTACACGCAAGCAAGAGTAGTTAAATCCTGAGTAGTTAAGACCTACGGATGTAAGTGTGCAAAGTCTTTGGTGTAAGTTAGTAATAGCTTGATCTAAGGTACTATTAGTAGAGATTAAAGCTGCTAAAGATGTAATAGTTAAAACTAAATCATTTCCAGGAGAAACTCCACCTAAAGATGTACCTAAGATTGTGATAGTATCATTTACTGTGTAAGAAGATCCAACAGATACAATAGTAACAGTATAAGCAGTAGATCCAACAGTTCTAGTTACTTTAACCTGTAAACCAGAACCTGTTCCTCCTGTTGGAGTTAAGGTTACTTCAGTTGTAGTTAGAGGAGGTACTGCTGTACCTGTAAAAGTAAGTGTACCTACTCCTCCTGTAGCGCAATACAAAGGAGAACCAGAGTAAGTAATACACTTACCGTAGTTAGTTGAAAGACATCCTACTTCAGCGCAGGGTGTATATATGGTTCCAGTGCAATCAATACAAGTAGACATAGTTTATGGGCAGCAGGTACAAAGTTTAGTAATAATAGTTCTAAGCAATCCACCAAGATCAACAGGTAAACCTGTACCACAAGGATCATCACCTAAACATTTAGTTCTCAAGAAAGCAATCAAATCAGGACTCAAAGGAAGATTCTCCCAGTGTAGGTTTCCATTATTAGTATTAATATTCTCTGCAGAAAAGTAATTCATGCGAGAACGTAGGTCACAAATAACTCCTACCAACTTAATAACTACTTCTGCAGAGTAATACTTGTCATCCTTTACTGTTAAGCCAGTAGTAGAGATAACAGGGGTAGTACCACAAGCAGTGTTAGCTGCATCAAAAGTAGACTTGTTTAATCCTACCCGTGCATCTAATAAGGTTACGTTGTCATCCAATAACTTAAGCAAGTCATTCAGGTAGGGATCACAAGAGTCAAAAGAATCAATCAGACCTCCTGTAGTAGGAGTACCTGTATACTTTACGCACCCAGAAGGTACGATTTCTACGCAGTTGTTATTAGGGCAGCAGTTAGTCATTTTACAGTTTTATTTTAAGTGTTTGTGTAGTATCACATTCTAAACAGTGAGCATACTTAAGCAATCTTGCTAATGCTCTTGATTTCTTGTAATACGGTTTAGTTAAGTATTTAATATGCTGAAGCTCTTTGTAAGCAGTTGTAGCAAGTTTTTTCTTAACAGTCAAGCTCAAGTCTTCTGAGTAGGTCATCGGCTTTTTTATATAGTTCGGTAGCTTTTGCAGGGTTGCATAAGTCAGCATGTGCTTCTGCACCCTTTAACAAAAACTCAATTTTGTCAAGATAGTAAAGAGTCTTCTCATCATCACAGCAGTCTACATACTTAGCCCATTGTGTAGCAAGACGACAATCAATCTTACAAGTCCTTAAGTGATGCCTAGAATTAACTCCAGTATCAGGACAAGTTGTTACAACTAATGAATATACACCATCTGGCAATTCTGTAAATCCAGAAGTAGCTGAGGTAGTAAAGCCAAAAGAATAAGAGTTATAAGTATTGGTTTCTCCTAACAAGAAAGCAAACTCATAAGCTGAATCATAACCAGGAACTCCAATAAAGATACTTGCACTTGTAGGAGCTACAGGATATACAGATGTGTCAATGATTGTTAAGTAAGAACAATCTTTAGCTTTTAGGACTTCGAGATTAAGTTGTACATTCATCGGTATTTAATTTAATTAGGGCGTAGAAGTAATGGTTTGCCAACCAGTAGAAGTTCTAATACAAAGTTTATCTAAAGTAGTATCAAAAATTAAAAGACCTGCAGCTGGACTAGGGATAGCATTCTTCTGAGAAGTTGTCATTCTTGGAAGAAGTAGACCTTTGTCCGTACTTTGTACCTCCATAACAGCAGAAGAGTGAACAGCTCCAGTACTTACATTTACTCCTAGAGTAGTCTTAACATTAAACATTCCTGTACTGCGAGTGATAAGAACTACTGGACCAATTACATATCCAGGATCATCACAGTAATTTAAAAGTAAGTCTGATCCTTGGTTACTACCCCAAGCACCTTCTGCATTTTGAATATTTAACTCAAATCTAGGCCTATTATTGCTTCTAAGAGATAAAGTTGATTTGTTAGCAAGAAGTTTATCTATAGTAACTACAGTATCTGCAGTAGGAGACTTGATATGAAATAAGGTTTCTGGATAATCTATGCCTAAACCAACATTACCATGTCCTGTAAAAGACATAGCGTGTGATAAAGTCAAACCGTTTCTAGTAGTTCTAATCCCTCCTACAAGAGTAGTAATATCTGTAGGATTACTGTCAAAGTCTAAGTTTACTTGCTCGTCAGTGGTAAGCCTTCTAATACTAAATCTATCGTCTCCTGAATCGTCTTTAATATTAAAATAAGTAGGAACATCTGTTTTAATAGATAGTAGACCTAGTGACCTTGTCTCATTACTGGATAACTGAAGAATAGAAGGGTTATTAGAAGGATCTACTACTGTAGTTAGTGTAGATGTCATGTTAACATCACCAGCTAACTTTAAGAAGCCACTTCCTCCCCCTGAAATCTTAGGACAACAAGTAGGGTTATTGATTACACTAACAACAAAATTTTCCAAAGATAGTCCTGCTATCTCTGAGCCTGTAGTAGTAGATTTAGGAATATAAGTTCCAGGTTTTAAATATATGTCTTTCATTTAGTATAATACAAAAATAGTCTATTTAAAAATTAACACAAGAGACTAATAAATTAAAGGGGAGTGTTACCTCCCCTATTTATTTTAGAGATTAAAGAATTACGTACTGAATTTTAATTGCAGTTGTAATTGCCGCTGCACCTGCATTGTATACACGTACAGCAAAAGAACCTGCGGCAATACTTTCAACAGTTAAAATTACTGCATGATTTGAAGCAGCAGTTAATGCTACAATTGAATCCGCTTTTGAATAAGAGTTAGTTACTGTAAACACAGCACTAGCTGCAGATGCAAGTGACGTAACATCACTTGTAATAACTCCAGCAGGAGCATTCAAAGTAACAGGAGTAGCACGAGAAGTAATCTGAGTAACAGTTCCTTTAGTCAAAGAAACGTTTTTTACACAGCAAGTAGGGTTAGCCAATACACTTAGTACAAAGTTCTCCAAAGATTCTCCAGGGATAGAATTTGTATGTGATGTCTTAGTCTCCTTAAGGTATGTACCTGATTTTAGAATAATATCTTTCATTTTTTTAGTTTAGATTAAAGTTAAAAAGGGGGAGAGTAATTTCTCCCCCTAATTAGATTAAAGAGTTACGTCAGCAAAAGCTTCCAAGAACAATTCCAATTCTGAAGCCAAGGTAGTCAAAGTAGCGTCTACCAAGAACAATACAGAATGAGTGTTTTCTGACTTCTTTTCAAATCCGATAGGAGAATTTTCCAAGTAAGTTACCTCATAAGCAATGTAGGTTTTAGCGCTACTTACATACAAGAAACCGTTAGAATCTTCGTTGTAAATAGGGTTCCAGTAACGACGAGCATCAGCAGTAGCAGGCAAGTTGTTAGTGAAGTAGTGACGCTCCATTTCTGCCATAGCAACACCTACACCCAAAGGATACTTAATATCTTGAGTAGTGGTTACAGGGATAGCAGCACAGAAGTTTTCGATATCGAAATCTTGAGTGTTGTAAGGACCTTCATGAACGTTCACCCTAAAACGTACCAAGTTGAATACGTAAGGAACTGCATCAGGAACACAAGCGTTTCCGAATTCATCCAATACTTTACCTTCAATCTTAACACCACAAGCGGTTACTGAACCAGCAGATACCAATACTTTTTCCCAAGCAACTCCGTTAAAGTTAGGCAAGCTAGTTACAGAAGCCAAAGGAGTCAACTCGTACATGGTGTTACCCAATGAATCTGCATCAGAATCACCATCTGTATCAGCAGTGATAACGATATCAGTAGAAGGGGTAGTTACGTAAGAAGCGTAAACTGAACGCAAGGTAGTCAATACAGCAGTTTCTGCAGTAGAGTCACCTGGATCTTTGTAAGTCAAAGTCCACTTGTAAGTAGGCAAAGAACCTTTGTAAACATAGGTTGCAGTTACATATTTACCCAACAAAGGAGAAGCGTTGATCTTGTCAGCAACTTCACTCATGTAAGTAGAGCAACCCAAAGAGTCACATCCACCTGAACAATCAGCGCAGCAAGCAGTTTTAACACGAACTGACTCTTGGATCATAGGTTGGAAAACACCTTTGCTCCAGTACTCGTCAATCTTCAAAGTAACAACGTACTCTTCATCGCAAGCGAAAGAAGGAGTTTTGCCATCATTTACTTCGTCAAAACCGATGTAGGTGATTTGTTGTTTAACACTAGTGTCAGGGCTAGTTTTAGTAACTGCCAACACGTTCTTCTTGTCAATTACACTAGTCTTGAAAGAACCATACTTGGTGCTTCCACTACCAATTGCAAAAATAAAAGAGTCAGAACTATTACCAGCAGTAGTGTAACCAGCACCAGTACCAGTAGCTACAGTTACAGGAGCGAAACTTGGCAAATATGCGTGAAGTTTCTGAGAGGTCAATACGTCAGTAGTGGGGCTACCAGTAAAAGACGTAGGCACGAAAATTTGTGTGATTTTGTGATTCATAATTTTATTTTTTATTCAGAGTTTTTAGTTAAGCGATCTTCAGCAAACACTGCTTGTGCTTGGTTGTCATTTGATTGTGCAGCAAATTTTACAGCTAGGTCGACAATGTCTGGCTTAGCGTATTCAGGGAGTTCACAGTCTTGATTAACAGAGTTACTTCCATCAAACTTTACGTAACCCTGGACATCAATGCTAAGGGGATAACGCAAGTATGTAATGTATACCTGTTCAATTGTAAAATTACCATCAGTATAGACTGTCAAATTATCACTCCCCAGTGTGGCTATTGTAGTTCTCCACTTAAACGAAGGGTTGTAATTATCATCTAGATACTTAGTAGTAAGTTCTCCATGTCTAATTAAGTCTACACTTATTGGCTCAGAGCACTTCTGCTGCTTAGCCATGGCATAAGACGAAACATAGAACATATAGTTTACTGCATCTTTCAAAGGGCAATCATAGCCAAGGTGAAAGAGATCGTTTGTTTTGTTTGGCTTTAAAAGAACGTTAGATTGTTTTAAGACTTGTAGGTCATCAATCCGTTTTCTGATAGAATCGTACCCTACTCTGTAAACATTGTTTGGATTAATTTTAGTTTTAACCCAACTAATCTGAGCCTTGTTAAGGTAAACCATAATGTCTTCAATCGGGATATCTACGTTATCCTGACGGTTGACTTTATTTAGGGTTAGTTTAAACTCATAGATGAGTTCCTCAACTGGGATCATATTTTGTTTTTATTAGAGAGCGTCAATTCTTGCTTTATTCTTTAACTTGTCTTTAAAGGCATCATACTCTTCGGTGTTCTTAGGATCTGTCAAGAAAAGTTCAAACTCTTCGATTGACTTAGACCACACATGCTCACCTTCGTATACAATAGAACCTTTAATTCTAACTATGTTTTTATCTACTAGATCTTTAACAAGAGCCTTAACATCCAACAAATCATCACTATAAGAAGTGATCTTTGTAAATTGTTCAATAGGATCTCTGTCCATTGCACTAGCAGGTGTACGTAAGAACTCGTCTATAGCATTATAAACTTCTTCTTCTGTACTATCCATTGGCAAACCTAAGCCGATAAGCTTTTGGATTTTTTTACGCTTAACTGCAGTCATCTTATCAAGAGATGCAATAGCGCTATTAATCTTCTTCTTACGCTCGAAGGTTGTCTTGGTTTCCACTTCTCCATTGTAAACATAAAACTTTACAATTGAGGTGTCTACTTTTCCGCTTTCGATATCATCTAATGAATTGGCTACCATATCGGTTTCCATAATCCAATAGAAGTTTACAGCTTCACGAGGATTCTCCATGTTAAAGATGTTTTCACCATCTTCTAGAGTATACCCGTTTTCTTTCATTTCGTCATAGAACGTGCTATTAGGTTCCAGAGACTCATCCAAGATTGCTTCGTAGTAGTCCTTCAATTGCTTGATTCTTTGTACTTCAGCTTCTTTGACTTTAGGATCGAAAATCGCTCTAATCTTTGGAGAGTTTTCGTCTAGTCCTGTTCTAATAACTCCACGTGAATCTACACGAGGATAAAACTTTCTTGTTGTTCCTGGAATGAATGCATATCCATTCTGGTACAATGATCCTTCTAACGTGCGTAAGTTAGCAGGTTCTCTTTTGTAAGGGCGAATAATGCGCACACCCTTTGTGTTATTTTTACTCATGTTGGTTTGGTTTTTGGTTTTTTTCTAATCTTATCTATTTAGGAGGGGCTTTTACACCCCTCCTTTATAGATCCGCTAATTAGATACGGGGGAATTCTTTAATGATTACAGTCTTGGTAGGATCTTCCAAGAAGATACCAGCGAAGTCTTTCATCATATAGGTTGAATAAGGATCTTTGCTAGCAACAACAGTTTGTTGAGAACCGAATCCTACTGAACCAGGGATATACTGATAGTACATGTTAGGACGAGTAGCCAATTTCACTTCACGGATTCCAGCGTCATCTTGACCACTGATATCCAAAATGATGAAGATCGGAGGAGTCTTCTTGTTAGGACCCAACTCCAAGAAAGTAGCATGCTCATTCAATTGCTCCAATTCTACGAATTCAACTGGACCAGTTTCAGTAGTCATGAAGTGATCGAATTGGAAAGCATAACCTTGCTTCAAGCGATCTTTACCATCCATGAACTTACCTGCGTCTACCATGAAGTTCTGACCGTTGAAGTCTTTACGAATAGCAGTAGAAGCCAATTCCATACCAGAACGGTTAGTGTAGATTTTAACGCTACGATCTTTGATCAACACACGGTTGTAGAACAAGTCTCCAACAGCAGCACGAATCAAGTTCAAAGAGAACTGACCACGATCATAGTAGATAACGTTACCCAAGTGAAGTTGTTGCCACAAACCTTGCTTAGCACGAGTTGGACGACCTTTTTCATCTTTAGCGTTACCTTGACGACCCCACATCAAAGTGTTGGCCTTCATACGCATCATTTCCATACGCAACAAACGAGATACTGTAGGCTCCCAACCAACAATCTTGGTCTTTTCGCCCATAGCCATAGGATCAGTTACAGAGTAGTAAGTGATGTCCAAAGGATTACCTGAAGCGTCAGTTTGCATACCCAATTTGGTTGCATCAGCCCAGTCAGTGATAGTGTGTTCAACACCATACTGTTGCAATACATCAGCCATAACTTCCAAGTTACCATCGAACAATCCCAAGCTAGAGAATGAAGTGGTGTACTCACCCAAGATGTTACCAATCTTGAAGTACTCAGTACCTACTTGCAAGAAACGTTGGTTAACGAAATCAGAGCTAGAAGCACCAATTGCACGAGCACGGTACTTAAATCCGTTCTGATACTTTTCACCTTCAGCTACAACTTGGATCTGAGTTTCTTGCTCATAACGATGTGCAGTGATAATGTCGTTTACAACGAATACGTTTTTGTCAAACACGATTTCGAACTCTTGACCATCAATACCAGGTTTAGCAATTGCAGAAGCCAAGTTAACAATAACCTTAGGCAATTCAGCACGCTTCTTGATTTTGTAGGTGAAAACACCGTTAGGATCGTTAACCATGAAAGGCTTACCGCTCTTCATAACTAGGTCGATCAAATCGTTAGAGTACAATTTAGTGTCAGTGAAAAGACGGATCATCATTTTGTCATACTGGTCAGGCTTAGTGCGCAACATAGTTTCAACAAAATTCTTGTCTGTCAATTTACCCAAACCATTCTTAGAATAGAATGAGCTGGTCATGTGGGCGTTAGCTATAACTCTCCCGTTAACCCTTGGAATACTTTGATTAGGCATAGTAGTAATTTATTTTTGTTTTGTTTTGTTTATTTAAAGTACTTTGAGAATACATCTTCGTTCGACTTGTTAGAAGGTGAAGACTTCTTGCTCTTAGTTTTCAGATTGTTAAACAGAGAATTAGTTTCTTCTGTTACAGCTTTTCTTTTTACAGGAGTCAAGTCCAAATCGCTTTGAACTAGTTTTGCTACAGCTAAGAACTTACTAGGATCTTCTTGACGCATTTTAGCTAGTTTGTATTCAAAGTCACTAATACGTTGGCCGTTAGGAAGAACGTGTGGCTTAGAAAGAACAAAGTCAAAAAGTTCACTTGCAGATTGTTCATTGATTGGGTATCCTTCGATAGCACCTGAAGCAATTGCTCCATCAAGTACGTCTGCATATAACTGTTCTCTTTCTTCTTCTTTCTGTCTCATCGCCTGTACTCGTGCTTCACTCTCTTGTGCGAGTGTTGCTCTTTCCTGTTGCATCTTCTCTACCAGTTTACCGTGGTATTTCTGAGAGTATGCTTCTAAGCGATCATTGTCTCTAGCGTAGTTAAGTTGATCTTGGATTTCATCTTCGTCCATTCCTGTCTTAGCTAGATACAAACGGAAAACTCTTTCTTGGTTTGCTTCTACACTCAAGTCTACATTCTCTACAATCTGCTCGTTTGAAAACATCTGTAGGTATTCTTGAACAGGGACTTTGTTGATGAAGATATCTTCAATCATCTGTACTCCTGCTTCTCCGTAGGTCTCAGTTGCTAGTTGCTCTAGTTGATTCCAAGCTTTGTCTTCGATGGTTTCATTCATCTTAGCTAAGAAGGTTTGTTCATTCCATTCGATATCTTCGTCATCTTCTACGTTAAGCATTCCTGCTTTAACAAGACCTTTACCGAAAATCTCAAAATAGTTTTCATCCCCTTCTTCTTCATCGTCTTCTAGATTAACCTCTTCCTCTTCTTCTTCCTCTTCTATAGGAGCGGGAGCTTTCTTTTTAGGGTTAGGCAAATCATCAACATCTTCTAATGGGTCTTCAGAACCAGCAGGTTCTTCATTATCATCAGCTAGGGGATCGTAATCTTCCCCATTTAAGATGTCAGGTTTGACGTTGGCATTGGGATCTTCTGGTGCATCCTCAAAAGGATCATCCACGGAAAAACTGTCAAAGAACTCTAAGTTCTCTAATGAACTGTCAATAGGCATAATGGTTAGTTTGGTTTAATTCAAAAGTAATATTTTAAAAAATTAACACAAGAGATTAATTATTTATGATACGGTATATACAAAGTGTTAAAATAGGGGGGCTTTGGGCTCAAAAACCCCCCATTTTAGGCTCATTTTATTTCTTTTTTGAGCTTGAATCGTATTTGTTTTTGTTTGTTTGAGCTATTTTTAGTTTAGTGTCGATGTCTTTCTCCTTGAGTGCTAGCTCTTTTTCCTTCAAACTAAACTCTTTATTCTTAGATACTTTCTCGAAAGTTTGCTTAGAAATATCTTGAGCTATTTTAGTTTGTTCAATTAAAAGACCTGTAGTATCTACGTCAGGACTATAAGAACCTTCGTTAGCAATACCTTGAAGCTGTACCACCTGAAGTCTGTTCTCACGATCAAGCTGCTTGTTCATATCTTCTCTGCGTGCATCTTCTGCTTTCTGGGCTGCTTCCATCTCCATCTTCTGTTGGAACTGTGCTTGTTGCTGTTCCAATTGTTGTTGTTGAAGAGCTTGCTCTTGTTGGCGAATAGCTTCTTTACGTTTCTGAACATCACCCAAAGTCTTACGAAGACTTCTCTCAGAGTTAGCAGTAAACAAATCTACCATCTCAGAAAGCTCTGCTCCATTCTGCATAGCAGGTTGAGCCAATTGCTTCAACTGTTCTAGGGTTACTTTGTCTTCTGCGTAAGAAGAAACAAACACAAATAGTTCGTGAAGTAGTTCGTTCTTACTTACTCTTAGGAATACGTTCTCTAACTCAGAGTTCAAATAGTTAAGCGTAGAAGTAGGTTTCTGCAATTCAATGTACTGAGACATGTCTAGGATAGTCTGATATACTTTCTGAAGTACGTTGTCATGCCAAGCAAACCAAGTCTCTGTCTGAGCAAAGGATTGAATCAAAGCATTGTTAGCAGCTGTTGCTGTATCTGATGCTTGAGAGTTACCTAGACGTTGACGAGTAAGACCTACCAACTCATAAGCTTCTAGACGAAGTTGTTGAGCTAATTGGATACGTGCTTGAATTTCTTGAGAACGTGTAAGATCCAAACGAGAGAATTGGTTGAACTGTACAGCTCCTCCTGTATTTTCGATTGAGGTGTCAATCAAAAGAGTACCTCTGTTTTTAGCATTCCACAACATTGTTTCGATAGGATCTTGAGAGTCTTTCTTAGGGACAACCTTAAGGTCACCCAAGAACACTACACCAATTTCTTTTTCTAGCAATTCCCACAACTGGTTCATACAAATGTTGTAAAGAACTTGGTAAGGCTTAAGAAGATCTAAAAGAGATTTACCTTGAGTATTACGAGAAGTGTTGATAATTCCTACTAGGGGACAATCTTGTATAAATTCTAAAGGCTCGATGTTTACGTAGATGTTAGCACCAATCTTGATACCTCTCCACCACTCGTTAATCCAAAGTTCCTCTACAGAGATATCTCCTAGAGTTTTGTCCATCTTGTATTCTTCAGATACAAACATTTCTTGTTGGTATCCTTCTTCATCTAGGTAAGTTCTTTTGAAGATCTTTTTCTTAGACTGCCAGTAAGCGGTTACTACCGTGTAAGCGTGCTGAGAGTTAAACGAGAATACGTTATGGTCAATACCTCCGTTAGCGAAGTCACCTACGTTCTCAAATGTCAACTGCCACAAAGGATCGTTAGGATCTGGAAGTGCAGGAGCCATAGGAGAGTACTCATTGTTTCTTAAGTTCTGCAAAGAACGATCTTTCAAATGTTCTACTTCTTCTCCTGTAAGATTATAGCGTTCTACGATTTCAGTCATAGAAAGAACCTCAATAAGTCCTAGTGCCCAACAGTCAGAAGTGTACTGAGCATTACGATTGGCCAAGTACCATACGTTAGATGGATTCTCTACTTTATAATTAAAGCCTATTCTAGAGTTATCAGGGTAGAAGTGGTGAAACTCTTTACCTGTAACCAAGAAATCTAAAAAAGACTGTTGAGACTTTTCTCTAAAGTTAAAGTGGTACTTAAGAGCGTTAAGAGTTTTGTTACCCCACTCTTCAGCAACAGAAGTGTAATCCAAGATTTTATTTTGAATATCTTGTTGCATTTGAGCTTCTTGTTCAGGATCAATCTCCTGACCTTCCATCTGTGCTTGTAACTTCTGTAAGAAATGTTCCTTAATCAACTCAGTTCTGAAGTCAATAGTTTCATTGATAGCCTCATCATCTACAGCTTTTACCTTGTATTTGTGAGGACGGTTAATCAATTCACCTTTCAACTGGTTGATAGGTGGGTTAACTATTGGATAGTGCTTCAAGTGCTGGGGTACATCAGGATCTTGGTTAGGCACATCTTCCAAGTAACTGATTAGTTCTTGATAATCAGCTACGTTTGTGTAGTCAGCAAAGTTAAATTCACCGTTAAGCAAACGATAGTTCTTTCTGTACTCTACGTTCTGTTTATATTGTGCAAATGCAATATTTGCAAAATAGTCCATAGTAGACTTGATCCACTTTTCAGACTCCTTCTCTTTTAAGCTTACAAATTGCTCTGGGTAGAAGTAGGCATGATTGACAGGGTCAGTATGCTCTTTAAATGCTTCAATAATCATTTTAGTATATTTGTTTTAGTTTTAGTTAATAACGGAAGGGAGAAGAGGATGTACGAAATAGTGAGTTTCCTTTTCTTTCCCTAAAGTAAGCTTGGATTCTATTGTCATCACTAGCGTTAGAGATTACAACTTGAGTAGTAAGACTCTTAGCCATAGCTAGAGTTAGTCCAAAAGATATAACTCGGTCAACGTTTAATTTAGGTGTGAACTTGATTAACTCTTTAATTAAAATAGGATCTAGGATTCTAGTAACTCCTAAGCGTTCTTTTACAATAGTTCCTTCCTCATCTCTTTCTACGTCTACGACTTCTGTAATGTATTCGATGATAAGAGACATCAGATAGTTTTTAATGTCTTTGGTCATGTGAATACCATAGTCACGATTAACCGTAGAGTTAGGGTGGATATCGTTTAGGAACTTAGGTGTCTTCTCTAGAACTTTAGGAGACTCGTTCTTATCTACACAGTGCTGGATAAAACCGTAGTCCATGTTTTCACAAAGACTCTTAGCATTGTAATACTTAAGAAGCATCTTAGTATTTTCATACCAAGTCTCAATCTTCTTAGGACGACCTGTATAACAAGCAACAACCATATTCTGCCACCCTTCTCCTGATAGATTGTGAACCCTCTTATAAATGTAAGTAGATCCCAAAGAAGTTGAGTAGTGAGCTTGTGATTGTTTGTATGGATCCGTTCCTGCTGTATAAAGTCCATAGGGGGCTTCTGAGATAGGATATTCCCAAATCTGTATACAACCCTCAATTGGATCAGATGGTTTAACAGGAAAGTTAGAAACAGGCTTTTTGTCTGTAAACTTATGTCGAATCTTTCCTTCAGCATTAGTGTAGAGTTCTACGTTGTCTGCTTGGATTTCTTGAGCGGTTAGTTTTTGTAGTTGTTCTTGAAGTAAGTCTACTGGGAAAATGTTCTGAGACAATTCTAAGAAACACTCTTCGTGGTTCAAAGGATAGTACATTACTTCTTTTAAGTAAGCCTCTAATCCATTTGATTTCTTAGTCTGTTCTCTAGATTTTAGAATAAGTTCTTTTCCTTTCTCTTCGTCTGCTACCCAGATTTTAATTAGATCTAACTCAGAAGGTTCTTCCTTACCTAAGAAAAGTCCTAAGGGAGTTTCTTCCTTGGGTACTTTCAAAGAACGTGTGCCTGGGATAAAGAGTCCGTAAGACTTTCCTGTCTCGTTAGATTCTACAGGAAGGAAATTATAGGCTTCAGGGTTATTGAATAATTCTTCTAGGTCAGCTGCCTTAGTCATATCTCCAGATGTTCCAATTACAAAAGGAGAACAACGCCATCCATAAGGACTATCGAAACATGGAGTAGTTGCCGCTAAGCAAGAAAGGATCTTTCCTTTTCCTCCTTCTTCTAAAAGAAACGAAGACAGAGTAAGACCTGCCGCTGCTTCTGTATTGTTACCTTCATCAAAGTTTCGTACGTGGAACTTAGACCACTCATTACGAGCGTTAGTTCTTTTATCTTTAAATCCTAAAGTTACCTGCCTCTTCCAGTCATCCTCAATACGAGGAAATCTAAAATAGTCAGGAAGGTTTCTAAGACCTAAGTCTACGTAGTCTGTGATTACTTTTAAGTCAGGTTGGTTAAGCGCAGATATCAAGTTATCAGAACCCTTCTGTGTGATGGCTTTGTGAGCCATGTAAGAAGAAGTAAGAACTGACTTAGAGATACGTCGAGATCCTACCATTACAACACCTTTCTTTCCGTCCTCGTGATTTTCAGCTTTGTGAATAGTTTCATCTACTGCTAAGTAGGTATCCCACAATTGAGGCTTATCTAGTTTACGAACTTGACGCTTACCTATCATAGTGTCTACATAAATAGACCAGTAGTTTAAGTGCCAGTAAATAAAAGGGGAGAAATAGAATCCATTGATAGTAACACCTTCAGTAATCTTTTTGTCCTCGTTTTCCCAAAATGCATCATACTCCTCTGAACCTATGTCAGGGAGGTTGTGTACATTGATTAGGAATTCAGGACTGTCTAGATTAGGATACATATCAATTGAATTGTTTCATCTTACCGTTGATCTCTTGAGAACCTCTAGCTTCTGCTTTCTGTTCTTCTTTCTCTCTCAGCTTATCTATTACCTCAATAATTTGAGCGTAATCTTTTAACGCTTGAGTAAGGGACTTTATCTGTGCTTCAATAGTTGCTACTACCAAAGGCATCTGTCCACCATTAGCGGTAGATTTCCAAGCAAGTCTGTCGACTAACTCGTGAAAAGGATTATTGTCTACATACGTTTTTAGTTGGTCTGCTTTTTCTTGCAACCATTCTAACTCGAAGTCTACATAACTATTCTTCTTAACGGCCATCTGAGTATTTTTTTAGGAATTCATCTTGAGGTAAATTCATAATATCTTCTAGCACACGTGCGTAGAAGTCTTCGTCTCTACCTGTTTTACTGTAAGAGAACCCTGCTTTCCAAAATATCTTAAACGTCTCGAATAAGTTATCTTGCAAAGTAAAGTTCACATAAGGTTGACTGGTATTTGGTTGGTTGTCTGTCATCTTATTTTGCTTTAGAGGAAACCTGTGTTAGAGGTTTGTCGGCTGGCAAGAAGTAGATCTGAACTCCACACTTGCTGCCTGGTCTTTTGTCGCAACCATTCTTGATAGTTGAATTAGTTACTTTTCTGTGCTTTTCCATTTTAATTCTATTTTATGTAAAGGATGTTCTGCATTCCAAGTCTCTACTCCACAATTCGAAGATAGAGATGCTGTTTTGTAGGTACAGACGCAGCCACAAAACGAACAGTGAAGTTCGTCTCTACTAGTCTCGTAGTGCTTGCCCGTGAGTTGTACATATTCGGGAGAAGTGATTGCGTTTGCTGAATTGTAGGGACAAGCGATACAAATGTCCATTCGCTCTGCGATAATGTTCTGTTTTTCATCACTCAGTAGTTTGAATTGGTTGGCTGTCTTCGTCGCTACTCCCTCCAATACTTTGTTCAAATTCTTTAGCCCCTTCAGGCTCAGGGCCATGTACTCTTTGTAAGGATTCATATAATTTCTGGTGGTTTATTACTTGGGATTCATAGGTTCTGTCCATGTAGGTTACTAGTACATCGTTGTACAATTTTTTGGACTTTGCTCTTTCGTATCTTGCTTTAAATAGTTCAAGCCAGTTCTCAAGCATGTAGTAGTTAGCATAACCTCTCATTGCTGTTAGGTCTTCTCTAGGTTCCAAAGTCAGAAGGTATTCAGACTTAAGTTTCTTAGAGATTAACTTCATAGCTCTTCTAGGACTAAATACTAAAACACCTAAGCCAGACAATCGTACTTTTACGGTAGGCAATTCTACTATGTCTTCAATGGTCTTTTTTAGATACCACTCATAGACAGTACTTACCTTGTCGATAGTAAGATCCATTTCTTTAGCTACGTCTGAGTAGGCAGCAAAAGTCTTTATCTCGATGGTTTCGTATGTATCTTTTCTTGCTCTCATGCAGGAACTGCTACTTCTAGTTTATTTGTAGAAAGAACTAAAGTGAGTGTGACACCTTGCTTGCTAGTAGGACACAGTCTTGGATTGACTGAGTTTTTTTCTAAGATGCCCATCTTTCTTAATTTAGTTATTCCGTTAGAGATAACTTGGATTGATGTGTCAAACTCACTTGCAATTCTTTCTTTTACTCCTTTGTCTAATGTGCCGTAAAATGAACTATGGGCTAAGATACTAGTGTATAGGTCTGATAACCTATACCCTGCAAGCCTAAGTAATACATCAATATAAGCTTGATGCAACTTGACTCCTTCCTCGTATTTACGTGCTACTTTCATTGGTTTGGTTTATTTTTGGATAAACAAATATACGATTGTAACAAAAAAAGTCAAGTCTAATGTTAAGTCTAGAGGGCTTTCTAATATCAAATGTTAGCCATGTTAATCTAATTTCTAACTTAGATAATTATTTTATGTTCGGATTGGATTTAGACGAACACTATAGACAAAACTAGATTTAAGAGTATATTTGTATTAAACAGATACTGCTATGTCAATGGAAAAAGTTAAAAAACCGACCTCGGAAGAAGTGTTTGAGTTCTTCCTTTTAGCCTTGCAGGATGAAGAGGTCAAGATAGCAGGAGATATAGGAGGATTTAAAGATGCTTTGTACCAAGGCTTCAAAGACTTTACCTATAGAAAGAAGTACACAGAAGAGATGTTGTTTGATTACATCGACTATGCTCTAGAGTCTATTCTAGGAGATGATCAACCTATGCAACAAACAGATTACATGCATGCTCAGAATGTAGCTGGACTTTAAGTTAAGCAAGAATTCTTTCACAAATTTTCAACATGCATGTCTACTTACCAGTAAGTCACTTTATATTTGTTACCCCGACACCATTTCTTAATGTTCGCAGACGAGGATTAAAAAGTAATCTGCTAGAAGTTGGATTGTGAGAGTAGCCCTCAGAGGTGAAATTGGTTTTCTCCGATAGTGTCAAAATGTTCTAACGAAGTTTGCAGTGCTCTGACCTACAAGTAATAGACCGTAGGCAATAAGTGGACAGAACAGAGACTTAGCTCAGAGGGATTCTCCGAGAGCTATTTGGTTAAAAACTGCTGCAATATAAGTTAGAATAGAAAGTCAAAATAGACTACTTCTCAGAATGAGAAGGAACAAAAACTATTTCAAATTTTCAAATCCATTCTTAAAAGACTTCTCTAATGCCTTAGAATAAGCTTTTCTGTTATGAGGAATTCCTTCTACAGAAACAAACATAGCATTAACATAGACAGTCTTTTTAGCCTCTCCAAGAACAATTACTCCATTTAGATTTATCTCAGTAACTACAATATAGTCTCTCTTGAGAAATTGTAACCCTACGATATTTAAGAGTTCTTCAGGCATAGCAATGGATTTGATTGTTCCTGAAATAGGACTGCCCTCATTACATAGTTGGTACTTTGAAGAAGCGATTTCTTCTAGAGTTGTTTGTGCTCCAAAGATTATAGGTCTTCCTCCTATCTCTGTTACAGAAGCAATTGATGTTACAGTGTCAACTTTATAGCATTGAGCACTCAGAGAAGTCATCATAGTGACTAGAAACGAAAGTATAAATAGTTTTTTCATGATTAATAAGTTACTGCTCCAGCATAGCCAGGAGCTATCAAATATAGATTTAAAGTTCCTCCTGTAGTTAGAGTAGTTGTAGTGTAAGTAGAAACTCCAGGATAAGTTACACGTGTGTTCACTTTAGAGGACACTATAGCATTGTATTGAGCTGTAGTAAAGATTCTTACGTCAGGTGCTATTCTCCACCTAGAAAACCTACCAGCTTTCCTTGCAGCTACATAATACTTGTCTGCTATGTTTATTCTTCCATCATCGTTTAGATCAAATCTGTGATAGGAAAGTCCGTTGATTGTAGTTTTTCCTAAGATGATGTTAGAGACTGCTTGGATGTCTGTGTTAGTGTAAGCCTGAACTCTAGTAGGTGCTACTATCTCAATGTAGTATTCCTTAGAAGGATCATAAGTTTCAGAAATAGAATAGTAACCCGAAGAGTTAGTATAGATAGTTTTGTAGAGTGCCCAAGAAGAAGTTGTAACTACATAGTTAAATTCTAGCACGTAAGGTAATGAAACATTGTTGGGTAAGTCATTCCACCTACCATTAGATACAAACTGTACATAGTCTTCGTTACCTGCGTTATTAGGTTCTCCAGAGTTCCAGTTTTTATAAGAGTAAGTTTCTCCTGTCACCCATCTCCAAGTACCCTCAGTCACTTCATCTGTTAATCCTATCCATCCAGAA